CCTTCAAAAAACACACAGGTCATTTTCACGTGACCCCCTACCCCAGAAAGGAGGTACTTATGGCGAAAAGCAAGGAGTTAACCAAAGATGATCGTGTTAAGAAAGAAATCCTAAGACTTCGACGGATATACAAAGATTTGCCCAGAGATACCCTTATGGTGGTGGAAGGGTTAATCGTTGAAGCCGCAGACCTGCGCATTCGTTTAGAGGACATACGTAAGGATCTTGATGAAAATGGGTATGACGAAATGTTCACCCAATCCAAAGATCAAGAACCTTATGAGAGAGAGCGTCCACAGTCTAGGCGCTACATATCGATGAATAAGAACTATCAATCGATCATGAAACAGCTCGGGGACTACATCCCCAAAAAGCAAGTAGAGCAAAAAGAAGAAGACGATGGTTTTGAATCGTTCGTGATGGACCGATGACGAAACCATTTCGAAAAGGCTATCCAGATTCTTATAGTCCTATCTTGGAATACTGGGGAGAAATTGAATCTGGTAGAGAAGTTGTTGGCGATAAGGTAAGGCGCATTTACAAAAAACTAGCCGCTGATGTTTATGACACAGAGTCGATATATGAATATGATGCAAGACGAGCCAATCATGCTATTGAGTTCATTGAGAACTACTGCAAGCACTCAAAAGGTAAGTGGGGCGGTAGGCCTATTGATTTAGAATTATGGCAGAAAGCTTTTCTTGCTGCTATGTTTGGATTTGTCCACAAGATGGAAGGTACTCGGAAATACCGGGAAGTTCTTCTAGTGGTTGCCCGTAAAAATGGGAAATCAACCATTGCTTCTGGCATAGGGTTATATCTTCAAGTAGCAGATGGAGAGCCAGGTGCTGAGGTATATGCCGTGGCCACTAAAAAAGATCAGGCAAAGTTAGTTTGGCTTGAATCAAAGCGAATGGTTAAGAAGTCCCCGGCATTAGTCAAAAGGATTAAACCATTAGTATCTGAGCTTGTCAGTGAATGGAATGACAGCTCATTTAAACCTCTTGGTTCTGACTCAGATACGTTGGACGGTTTGAACGTTCATGGGGCCATGATGGACGAAATACACGCCTGGAAGGATAAGAACCTCTACGATGTTATTGTGGACGGTACTTCTGCTCGTGAACAGCCGCTAATTGTAATGATTACAACGGCAGGAACAGTACGTGAGTCTGTTTATGACCAGAAATATGAAGAGGCCGAAAGGTTATTGAACGGGTTTGATGATCCTGAAGGCTATAAGGATGATAGGCTTTTACCTATTATCTATGAGCTAGATGATCGTTTGGAGTGGACTGATCCTGCTTGCTGGAAGAAAGCCAATCCGGGACTTGGTACCATAAAGAAGATCGACCAATTGGAGACAAAAGTTAATAAGGCCAAAGCAAATCCCATGCTGGTGAAAAACCTGCTCACAAAGGATTTTAATGTCCCTGAGACAGGATCAGAGGCATGGTTAACTTTTGAAGAAGCCAATAATACAGAGCTATATGACATCGAGCTCATTCGTGATAGCTACGCTATTGGCGGTGTGGATCTTTCAAGTACAACCGACCTTAGCTGTGCAACGTTGATTGTCATGAAGCCTGATAGCGATAAGAAGTTTATTCTTCAGCAGTATTTCCTTCCTGAAGAGTTGGTTGAACAAAGGGTTAAAGAGGACAAGATACCATATGATAAATGGGCTGATCGCGGACTGCTAACCCTATGTGAAGGTAATAAAGTCAACTACTCCGATGTTACAGCCTGGTTCACGAAAATGTATCAGGATTATGATATTCGCCCGTTCTGGATTGGTTATGACCCATGGAATTCGAAGTATTGGGTGGATGAGATGAAAGAACAGGGATTCCAAATGGAGCAGGTACGACAAGGGGCAATCACCTTAAGCCAGCCCATGAAGGAAATGGGGGCCGACCTGGCTGCCAAACTCATTAATTATAATAACAATCCTGTTCTTAAGTGGTGTTTGACTAATACCAATGTCAAGCGCGATGAGAACGATAATATAAGGCCGATAAAGGGTAAGAATCAGAGACAGCGCATAGATGGTGCTGTCTCTTTGCTTATTGCTTACACGGTCTTATTTAACAAAATGAGCGATTATCGCGCTCTATTGTAAAGGGGGTGATTGTTTTTGAAAGAGAGACGATCACTATTTAACATGATCTTCGGGAAGTCCAAGTCTCCGACTAAAGAGACGCAAGATATGACTACTCTCAAGATGCTTAACGGCTACGTTCCAGTATTTTCTAGCTTCTCTGGTGAAGCTTACGACAATGATGTGGTGCGGTCTGCTGTGGACGCTATTGCAAGGAACGCTGCCAAGCTTAAGCCTAAGCATATCCGAAGACAAAAAGACAAAATAGCAATGGCCGGCTCTAATATTGAGTATATTTTGCAGACTCGTCCCAATCCCTATATGGATGCTTACACGTTTTATTACAAAGTGGTTACTCAATATTACTTGCAGAATAATTCGTTCGTTTTTTTAGATTGGGACCCTGAGTCAAAAATGCTTCGTGGTCTTTATCCGATTAACGCTCCGACAGTCATGCTACTGGAGAGTGGAGGAGAGATATTTGCGAAGTTTTTCTTTTTAGGTGGGCAGCAAGTGGTTCTCCCTTATACCGATCTGATTCATCTTCGTCGTTTCTTCTATCAAAACGATTTCTATGGGGAAACGTCCAGTAATGCCTTAAACCCTGTTCTGGAGCTCATAAATACCACGAATGATGGAATAGCGAACGCGGTTAAATCCTCTGCTTATTTGCGTGGATTGCTCAAATTCACATCCATGTTAAAACCGGATGATATGAAGAAACAGCGAGACATGTTTGTGGCGGACTATATGAATATCACCAACAATGGTGGGGTAGCTGCTACTGATGCAAAGGCTGATTACATCGAACTTAAAAGCGACCCGAAAATGATCGATGACAAGCAAATGGATTCAATAAAGTCTAAGGTTTATGACTATTTTGGGGTTAATGAAAAGATTGTTAAGTCCAATTATACGGAAGAAGAATGGAACGCCTTTTATGAATCCGTTATAGAGCCTATCGCTATTCAGTTGAGTCTTGAATTTACCGAAAAGATATTCACTCAACGGGAAAAAGGCCATGGTAACGAGATTATCTTTGAGGCTAATCGTCTTCAGTATGCTTCCAATAAAACCAAGATTGAAGTGGTTAACACATTAGTTGATCGTGGCATGATGTCTCTAAATCAGGGACTAGAAATGTTTAATTTACCTCCAATTGAAGATGGAGACAAGCGGATACTGTCCCTTAATTTCATAGATGCAGACAAAGCGAACCAATATCAACTTGGCCAGAAACAGCCAAGTGACAATCAAAACGGAGGTGATAACAATGGGACAACAAATAATGAATAACGATCCAAAGAGAAAGGACCGTGATTTCAGATTTGTTTCCAATTTTGAGGTGCGGGCAGCACCTGTGGAACCTGATGGAGACGAAGTAAACCCATCTCAAGAGCTTTATGTTGAGGGTTATGCGGTTGTCTTTAACGATCCCACAGTTCTTTGGGAGTACGATGGCATCCAATATAAAGAGCAAGTGGACCGAGATGCATTTTCGGAAACCGACATGAGCGATGTCATTTTTAACTACAACCATGGCGGTAAGGTTATGGCACGTACTAGAAATAACACATTGACTCTCACTGTGGATGATAAGGGCTTGAAAGTTAGAGCCAGACTGGACGGCACAGAAGAAGGCCGTGATCTTTATGAGGAAATCCAGGGTGGTTACATTGACCGCATGAGTTTCTCCTTTACTACGAAGGAGTCTAGTTACGACAGTGATAATCACATGCGTACTATCCTTAAAGTTAAAAAACTTTATGACGTGTCTGCCGTGGATATTCCGGCTTACGATACTACTTCAATTTCTGCAAGGAGTTTCTTCGAACTGGAGAGGGAGAAGGAGCGTAAAGCACTGGAGAGTGTTGAATTGCGGAAGAAGTTAGCTTTGCGAGCAAGTATTGCACAATTAATAAAACAATAGGGAGATGATTTTAATGAATCGTTTACAAGAAATTCAAGCAAGATTAGTAGAAATCCGTGGGATCTTAGAAAGTGGAGTTGAATGTGATTTAGATGCTTTAGATACGGAGTTACGTGCTCTTGAAACTGAAAAGGGACAAATCGAGAAGCGCACTAAACTTGCTGCCGCTATTGCAGCTGGATCTACTCCTGCTAATCCTATTCCTCAACCAACTATGCAGCCTCAACAGCGTAGTTTTGAAAGTATGGAGAAAGATGAATTGTTCGCTTCTCCTGAATATCGTAGTGCGTATCTTAAAAACCTCCAAGGTAAGCGCCTAACTGACGTTGAAGAACGTGCATTGACCACATCGGCTGGTGCTACTGCTGCGGTTCCAACAACTACAATGAATAAGATCATTGATAAGTTGCGTCAAGTATCCGTACTATTCCCACGAATCAATGTAACCTATATTCCAGGCAACTTGAGCTTGGTCATTGCCAATGCTAAAAACGCCGCTGCATGGAAAACAGAGGGTGCTGATGGAGTTGCTGCAGATGATACCACAATCAGTGTTAACCTAGGCGGTTACGAACTAATCAAGCTTGTGGAGATTTCTGCTGCTGCTTCAGCTATGACCATTGATGCATTTGAAGCATACATTGCCGATGAACTAGGCCGTCAAATGTCCATTGCTCTTGAAAATGCAATCTTGAACGGTACTGGTACAGGTCAGCCTACTGGTATCTTAACAGGAATTACTTGGACTACAGGTTCAAATAGAATTGATTGGGGTACTGGTGCAGTAGGATACGATAACATCGTTGATGGACTTGCCTTACTACCTACTATGTACCACAACACATCCGTGTTTGTAATGAGCAGAAAAACGTTGTTCGGCGGAATTAGAAAAATCAAAGAAACAACTGGAGCTCCTATCTTCACTTATAACGCACAAGATGCTGCTGCGATGAGAATCTTAGGCTATCCGGTTATTATGGACGATTACATTCCTGATGATGTTATTTTGGTCGGTGACCTAAGCTACTACTATATGAACTTTAGCAGCCCTATCGAATTGAGCTCTTCTCGTGAAGCTGGATTTAAGTCAGGTAAGATTACTTACCGTGGTCTTGCAGTAACTGACGGTAAGCCTGCATTGGCTGAAGCGTTTGTTAAAATCTCCAAAACTGGCGTTTAATGGGGTGATATAGGATGATCAGTGAATTGAAGACCATCCTTCGAATCAGCTCTTCCAATTCCGCATATGACACTGAAATTTTGGATCTTATTGAAGCTGCCCGGCAAGATTTAGCGTTGTCGGGCGTTTCTTCTTTAAAGTTAGAAAATGACGATGATCCTTTAATTAAACGTGCTATATCGGTTTATGTTAAGGCTCATTTTGGATATGATAACCCAGACTATGAAAGATTGCTGGCATCATATAACATGCTTAAAACTCATTTGACACTGTCTCAAGAGTATATGGCAGGTGAATCCTTATGATGTGGCGTGATTCTATCGATCTTGTTTCCGTTTCACATTCTGCAGGGGAAACCGTTGCGGTATCGGAGACAATTCGAACAGTGTTTGCTAATAAAAAATCAGTTACTAGGTCTGAATTTTATCACGCCTTCACAAATAATCTTAAACCAACTGTAGTATTTGAAATTCGTTATTTTGAATACGATGACGAGCAAAAAATACAGCATGAGGGTAAAGATTATTTAGTTCTTCGGACTTACAGTAAAAACGGAGAGACAATCGATCTCGTTTGTCAGGCCTATGATGATGTTCAAACTAATCTTGCTAGTTTACGGGATATGGTTGAAATCTGGCGCACCATTTTCACTGAAAACAGCATGGGTGAACAAACACCATCACCGGAATTATGGTGTACGGTACCGGCTCATGTTGATTACACGGGTGGGTTTACAGATAATGTAGACGGAGCAACGGAAACGACCAATAAACTTAAGGTCACGATTAGATACCGCGAAGGTATTACACCAAGCATGTTTATGCTGATCAATGGCCATCGTCATGATATTAAGTTTATTGAGGATCCGTTGAACCGGCATGAGACTTTGATTCTATCGGTAGAGAGAGTGGTGCCTTAATGCTTACTCGAGTGCAGATTAATAAAAGCATAAACGATAAAATCAAAGTGGAATTTCCAGGTATCTTAATTCAAAGTAGAGATGTAGAGGAAGGTTTTCAAAGACCTTCTTTTTTTGTTTCTCTTGAAACTGTAAGAACAGAAGCATTTCAGTTTAATGTATTGCGTGAAATGACATGTCGTATCCTCTTTTTCCCTACCGACAGATATGTTTTTAAGGAAGAGGCTTATGATGTGATGGATCGCCTTGAGAAATTATTCGGGCTGAACTTCACTGTAAGCAATCGAGTGATTACGATTGACAGTGCTGAGACAGACATTATTGATAAAGTTGTCCATTACGATTTTCATTTTTCCTATCTCGAGGATACCCAGAAGGACGAAACGGGAGATCTCATGCAGGAGTTGGATTACAATGGATGATTTTGATATTGAGATGGGTGCGATAGATACATTTATGAAAGAACTAGATGATCTGCAAAAACACTTCCCTAGAGAGGCTAAGCGGCTAATGTTACGATCTGGGACAAAGGCCCGGGCAATCGTTTTAAAGAAAGCCAAGCAGCTTGTAAAAAAGCGTACAGGGAATTATTTCAGATCCATTAAACGTGGTAAAGTTTGGGTCGATGGAAGTACACACGAATATAAAGTTCGGGTTTACTCTCGATCACCTCATGCCCATTTACTTGAGTACGGTCACAGAATCGTAGACAAAAATGGGGTTGAGCGTGGGTTTAAAGAAGGTTATCACGTTTACCAAAAGGCCACAAGAGAAATTGATGATCAATGGACAGAAATTGTGGCAAAAGAGTTTGACAAGATGATGAGTAAATTGTAAGGGGTGAGTGTGTTGGGACTTCCTGAAATAAATATTACTTTTTCAAGTTTAGCTGTATCTGCTATCCAGCGTAGTGCCCGTGGAATCGTTGCATTGGTAGTCAAAGATGATACTAAGACAACCTTTGATACGAAGGAATACACCAATGTTGCTGACGTTGCGTCCGCCGATTGGACCGCTACGAATCTTGATTATATTCAACAGGCTTTTTTAGGTGTTCCCTCAAAGGTGATTGTTGAGCGCATTGGGGTATCAGCAACGGATTACTCTGCTGCGTTAACTCGTTTAGCCGGTAAGAAGTGGAATTACCTTGCTATTCCTGGCATTGCAAATGCTGATGTTGCCGCAATCGGTACATGGCTAAAAGGCCTAAGGGATAACGATAAGAAAACGTACAAAGCCGTATTACCTAAATACGTTGGGGACCACGAAGGGATCATTAATTTCGCTACTGATGGCATTGTGGTAGGGTCTACAACTTATAGTGCAAGTCAGTTTACCGCACGTATTGCAGGTATTCTTGCGGGTCTACCATTTACTCGTTCTTCAACCTATTATGTACTTCCTGAAGTAACTTCCATTACTAATAGTTCTGACCCTGATGCTGACATTGACGCAGGAAAACTCATCCTTATCAATGACGGTGAGAAAGTGAAGATTGCACGTGGTGTTAATTCACTGACAACCACAACTACTAGTAAGGGTGCAGACTTTAAAAAGATTAAGATCGTTGAGGGCCACGATTTAGTTCAAGAGGATATTACTCGTACCTTCAATGACAACTATGTTGGTAAAGTTAACAACAGCTATGATAATCAAGTTCTATTCATTACGGCTGTTAATGCTTACTTTAAAGGTCTTGAAGGGGATGTATTAGACCCTGCAGCTGATAACAAAATCGGGATTGACGTATACGCACAGCGCCTTGCCTGGGAAAGTATTGGTACTGACACTACTGAATGGGACGATCAAAAAGTTAAGGAAACTTCTTTCCAAAGCACGGTATTTATCTCTGGTCCTTTGAAGTTCTTAGATGCAATGGAGGACTTAGATTTCAAAATTGCTGTATAGAAAAGGGTGATATAAATTGACTAGACCGAATGCAAGTGAAGTCATTAACGGGACATATGGCACAGTGTGGGTAAACGGCGAGTTGTGGGCGGAGGTTGATTCCTTCGAGGCTAAAGTAACTGTGGAATATGATGATATTAAATTTGCAAACCAAAGCGGGACCTTTCAAAAGGCTACCGGCTGGAAAGGTGAGGGTAAATTAACTCTTAAAAAGATTTACTCCCGTGTGCAGCGAGCTATGGCTGATAACGTGAAAAAAGGCATTTATCCTCGTTTTGAGATCGTGGGGAAAGTTGCAGATCCAGACGCTCGAGGGTCTGAACGTGTAGCTATCCACGATGTAACTCTTAAGGAGTTTAATTTGCTTAAATTCGATCAAAAAACATTAGGCAGTGAAGAAATTTCGTTTTCATTCAGTGATTACGATATGGTTGATATGATTAATTAGGAGAAACGAATATGAGTAAAAAGTTAACAATAAAAGATCTACTAGCTCAAAAAGCACAACTCAAGCAAAAGAAACAGCGTACACAGACCTTGTATGTTGAGTCTCTTGACGCTGAAATTGTAATCCAAGAGCCTAGCAGAGCACTTGCTTTAGAGGCCTTAGAGATGGCACAGGACGACATGCAAAGCGATAAAGCAGATCCGTATTTGGTTTATCAATGCGTGGTTGAGCCGAACCTTAAGGACCCGCAATTGCAAAAAGAGTTTGGTTGTGTGGAACCAACAGATATTGTATCTATGATCTTTCGTTCTGGAGAAATCGGAGCTATCAGCGGACATGCGCTCCAGTTAGCCGGTTTCGGACAGGGTGTTAAAAAGGTCGACGCTGACCTAAAAAACTAATTGAGAGTGATGCTGAATTTCGTTTTTTGCATCACTATATCCAAAGGGGTTTCACTCCTGATTATCTACTTAATGTAGATTTATTTACGAAGCGGCTCATGATGCAGTCGATGCTATTTTATTATCAAAATGAAAATAATTAATAAGGCGGCTGATTTGGCTGCCTTTTTCTGTTGTGAGAAGGAGGTGAGGAAGTGGGAGCAAAAGATATTTCTAAAACGATGTCCCTTAGAGACGGTGTAACCGGAACACTCGAAAGGATTAACGCGGGTACTGTACGCTATAAAAAGACCCTGAAAGAGTTGAAAGAGGTTGCCAATGAAACCTGGTCAAGTATAAAAACCGGTGTTAGTATGGCGGCTGCTGCAACTAGTGCAATGGCTACTGCTGCCGTAGCACTTGGTATTAAGGCTAACTCCAGTGCAGAAATGGCACAGAAATCTTTCGAAATCCTCCTTAAATCTCACGATGGCGCAATAAAAATGGTAGCAGATCTTCAAAAGTTAGCTACTGATTCACCTTTTGAATTTGTTGGATTGCAAGAAGCGGCTAAAACCATGTTAGCGATGGGAATTGCGGGTAATAAAGTTGTTCCGATGCTTTACAGTATTGGGGACGCTGTAGCAGCTTCGGGTGGAGATACGGAACAAATGAAAGGTATTGCTCTTGCTATCGGACAGATCCAAACTAAAGGAAAACTTAGTGCAGAGGAAATGAATCAATTAGCAGAGCGCGGTATCCCGGCGTGGTCTATTTTGGCAGAAGAAATGGGTAAAACTCCTGCTGAATTAATGAAGCTAGGGGAGCAAGGAAAGTTGCTTTCAGGTCAGGTCTTACCTTTGTTAATAGACGGATTGAATAAGCACTTCGGCGGATCGATGAAGGAAATGTCTAGTACATTCGAATATACTATTTCGAATATAAAAGAGACAGCCACTTTGGGTTTGGCTGGAATTACTAAGCCACTCTTCAATGAAATTAGAAATGATCTACAAAAAGCCCAGGATTTTATGTCCGGTAATAACTTCAGTGCCATAACCGACCGTATTTCTAAAGGGCTTGTGAGTGTCTACAACGGGGCAAAAGCGGTAGCTGGTGCAATGTTTTCAATTGCTAATTTTATTATTACTAACTGGAGTAATATAAGTCCAATAGTCTATGGGGTTGTGGGTTCTATAGTGGCATATAGACTTGCTGTAATGGCTGCGAATACTTGGAACCTAATTACGATTGCCTCACAGAGAACGTTAGCTTGGTGGACGGCATTTTACGGAACCGCCGCTGCTTCATCTGGAGGAAAAGTAGGTATACTCACTCTTGCACAGCATGGGTTAAATGCTGCTATGAGAGCAAACCCAATCGGATTTGTTATTACGTTGTTGGGGCTACTTTACGTGGCAGGAACCTACATTGTACAAAATTGGGAAACCGTAAAGCTGGTAGGAATGAATACTTGGAACACGGTTGTCTCTGCTGTTCAATGGGCTGTAAATATCATGATTGATTATGGGAATGAGATGTTACGTGCTTTCCAATATGTATTTAAAGGTATCGAGTTTGGCGGGGTATCGATGTGGAACGGAATCGTCTCTGCTGCAGAGATGGGTGTTTCAGCACTTCTCTCACCATTAAATGATATCCGTCAAGCAGTTGGTATGGATGCTATCAGCGTCAATTTTAGTGCGGCCAAATTTAATGCCGTAGCTCCTACATGGGATAATAATTTTAGTCCTATTCCAAAAGTAGATTTTGGTAAGGCTAAATTCTCTGATGATACAATCATGGCTCAAATACAGAAGAGCAAGCAAGAACAAGATGCGAAAAGAGCAAATGGTTTAGATAAGTTGATTACTGCCTTAGATGATAATACTGCTGCAACTGAAAATAACACCTCATCTACAGATGGAAATACAGCCGGTGTAGATGGATTAAATGGGACCCTCAAGAAGGGTATCGCGGTGGATATAACGGCAGAGCAAATTGCCGATAAGTTATTCCCAAGACTTGAACGTCACTTGTACGGAACTTAAGGGGGTGGCTTCATGATCAGTGTATTTATTAGCATAAACAATAATGAGGAAGTACTGCAACTACCGGTACCTCCAATGAAATATACAATCCCCGATCCTTGGAACAATCAAAAAGTGGAAGGACTTAAACAGTCACTCAACTTAATTGGATTAAGGGGGCTTCAATCTATTACGATTGAGTCTTTTTTCCCAATTGAGGGTCACGACTATCCCTTTTTGCAGAACCGTACCATGTGGGGAAGGCAGTATGTTGAAACCATTAAACGGTGGAGAGAACGCCGATTCCCCATTAGACTCATTATCATTGATAATGCCGGTAATCAGGATGTAAATATGGCTGTTACTATAGACGATTTTCAAACAGAAGTTAGACAAGATGGGGACATTTACTATACCTTGGCCATGACGGAATTTCCATTTGTCAGCACGGCGGTGAATTAAATGTTTAAAATAATGCTAGTTAAAAATCAGTTAGAAGCTCGATATGATTTGACCCCCATAGTGGGGTCTTTTTCATGGGACAGTTACTTGTCATTAACCTCTGTTTTGGAGATGACAGTAATATGGAATGATACTCAATTCTTTCCTACTAATCCTTGTGATCTCGGTGATATGGTTATTGTTACTAAAGATGATGAAGAAATCTACCGTGGCATCTTGGTTAATGAATCGAAGAATGGACGGCAACCGATCACATATAAGGCATATGATTTCGCGTGGTATCTTGACAAGTCGAAAAGTGTGTACCAGTTCAATGGTGTATCTGCTGATAGTGCTATTACTAGGATACTAGAAGATTTCGGGATGATGATCGGGACCATTGCACCCATGAGCGCAAACATAAAAAAGATTTATATCCAACAATCTCCTGCTGCAATTATCGATGACATTATTAAGCAGCAAGAGCAACAAAGTGGGATTAAATATTCAGCAGAAATGGATAAAGGAAAAATATCCATTGTCGCAACTCAGGACCGTGTCATTACAGGTACGTTTCGGATTTCTGAAAATGTAGAGCCTTATGATGTTCTTGCAAACCCATTAGAAGCTACTAGGACACGTAGCTTAGAAGAACTAAGGAACAGAATTAAGGTTATTACCTCCGATTCTGATACTTATGAAACTAAGGCACTCACCCAAGACACGGAATCTGCATCTCATTATGGGTTATTAGAAGAGACTGTAAAGATCGAAGCAGAGGATGTGTCTAAAAGTAAGAGAGTGGCCGAGATCCTTTTGAAACGATTGAACCGGATCCAGGAAACGAATAAGTTGAAACTCATGGGTGATGTTCAGTTTAAAGGCGGGTATCTTTTTGATGTGGAAGAGCCTGTAACCGGAATGACTGGAAGACTCATGATAAAATCATGCAAGCATTCAGTGTCTAACCAGATTCACACGATGGAATTGGAATTAGTCTTGCCAGAGGATGTGGCGTGATGAGTAATCTTCAAAAATTAGCTAACTTGTTTGCCGAAAGAACAAATCCTACTTATATTAATATCACTACAGGGTTAGTTATATCTGAATCCCCGTTACGTGTTCAGTATGGAGAAAGTGTCATACTGGATGAGACACATCTGGTTATATCCAGCCGAATAGAGACTCTTTCGCTTCAATCTGGGGATAAAGTCATATTAGTTCCCGATAATGATTTCAATAAATGGTATATGCTTGATAAGGTGGGAAGTATATGAGTCTACCAAAGATCGCTCAACTTCAATTTGATAGAGAAGAACTTTCGACTGTAACGGTATCTCAAAATATTAATAACACAACATTCGACTGGGATTTTGAGATTGGTGATTTCGCCAAAAAAGACGGACGTCTGGTAAAAGTGACAGGCAATGATGCACTAAAAATATGGATACAGAAAGTTATTCGAACTGAATTAGATCGATTTGAAATATACACCGGAACGAATTACGGTATACATTTCGAGGAGTTAGTCGGGAATGTATACCCATATGCATTCGTGGAAAGTGAATTAAAGAGGGAAATAATTGAGGCTTTAAAAGCACACCCCAAAATTAATGGAATATCGTACTTCACTTTTGAGAAAGATGGATCCCTTTTAAATCTATCTTTTAAAGTTGAGCTTTCTGATTCAAGCTCAATTAGTCAGGAGGTGACATTCAGTGTTTGAGGAAAAGACAAGAGACTCCATTCATTCGGATATGCTCGGGGATATCTCCAATGACTATGATAAAACGGTTGGTTCTTTTATCTATGATGCTACAAAACCAGCTGCCATTGAAATGGAGAAGATTTATCAAGGAATGGATGATGTTATTGATAAAATGACCATCGATAACTTGACAGGTGATGAATTAACTCAGCGGGTGAAAGAAAGAACAGGGGTTGATAGAAAACCGGCTACTAAAGCTAACGATAATGTAACGGTTACAGGTTCGGTGGGAACTGTTATAAACATTGGAGATAAAGTAGCATCAGATACCGTCAATTTTAGCTTTGTGGAATCTAAGACTATCGGTGCTGGTGGCACTGTTTCTGTCAAAGTAGAGTGTGACCAAGATGGGGCGATTGGGAATGTGCCTGCCAATGCTATTAAGTATTTTCCTGTTACTCTTCCCGGTCTTACTGCTGTGACCAATCCCAATCCTTTCACTAATGGTTTTGATGCTGAATCGGATGAAGAATTATTAGATAGATATTATGAGCGGATGCAAACTCCAGCCACTAGTGGAAACAAGGCACACTATAAGAATTGGGCCAAAGAGGTAGTGGGGGTGGGAGATGCAAAGGTGATCCCGTTATGGAATGGTGATAATACCGTGAAAGTGGTGATCATTGACTCCAACAAACAACCAGCCAATGCAAGTGTAGTCAATAGCGTTCAAACTTACATTGATCCTGGTGTAACAGGCTTAGGTGATGGGGTCGCGCCTATAGGAGCTAAATGTACGGTTGTCAGTGCGGCAGGATTGACAGTGAATGTCTCCTTCACAGCTACAAAAGATCCTGTTTATACCGATAGCCAAAGACAAGCCAATGTAGAGGCTAGTATAAGGGACTATCTCAAATCGATTGCTTTTGTTGAGTCTCAAGTGAGTTACGCAAAAGTGGGAGCAGCCATTCTCAATTCTCAAGGGATTTTAGACTATTCTAATCTCACTATCAACGGTGGAACTATAAATATTAACATTGGGACTGAGCAAGTGCCTGTCCTGGGAGGTGTAACCATTGTCTGATCGTGAGATGATTAAATACCTCCCTTTATTTATGCGAAAAAGTAACACCTATCAGCAAATTTTTCAATCAGAAGAAATTCAGTTTAGCTCGATGGATGCAGCCATAGAAGATATTAAACTACAGTTAAGCATTGATTCAGCAACCTGGGGATTAGACATTTACGAGAAAGAGCTAGGAATTAAAACAGATTTAAATAAACCATTAAACGATAGAAGATCTCTAGTTAAATCAAAATTAAGGGGATCGGGTAAGGCAGATGCTGTTCAAATCAAAGTCGTTGCAGATGCTTATACCGATGGAAATGTAGTGGTTTCCTTTAATGGCCATATTGTTGTTCGCTTTACTTCTCAATATGGGATTCCACCAAACCTTGATGATTTGAAATCAGTATTAGAAGAAGTAAAGCCTGCCCATTTACCTATTGAATATGAGTTTGTATATAGAACTTGGGACGAACAAGATAGCTATGGGTGGACATGGGATCAGTTAGATAGTCTGAATATGACTTGGGATACATTTGATTCATACAGGCAATAAAGGGGTGAAATAAATGCCAACCAACACAACTCGATTGAATCTCCCTAAACCATTAGGGACAGAAAACGTAAACCGAGCGAATTACAACACGTTGATTGATGCCATTGATGCAGCTGCTCAGAAGGAAATCAAGAAACAACCAACTACTCCTGCATCACCTGTCACTGATGATTTATGGCTTGATACAAGTGCCACTCCTCATATCCTGAAAAGATACAGTGGATCTGCTTGGGTGAAAGTCACACCAACTACAGCAAGTGAAGTCGGAGCGATTGCATCGAGTGAAAAAGGGGCTAACAATGGGGTTGCCACATTAGACGGAACAGGGAAAGTCCCAACTGCTCAATTACCATCGATGAACTACATTCCTACGAGTGAAAAAGGGGCAGCAAGTGGGGTCGCAACTTTAGACACTGGTGGTAAAGTGCCGAGTGCTCAAATCCCTTCCTTGAGTTATATACCGACAAGCGAAAAGGGAGCAAATAGTGGAATTGCCACTCTCGACAGCTCTGGGAAAGTACCTCTATCACAGCTCGGAAACGTCCCACCATCCAATTTATTAACTATGCCCGGTGCTTGGATCGGGTAAAGGAGGAATAAAGAATGGCAGTTTTAACAAGTGCAACAGCGAGTCACAGGCAAATGTATCAGGGACAGCCTGGGACAACGGTATCAACTCTATACACAGCTCCTGCTAATAACACAAATGTAACAGCACCAAGTTCTACAGCTTATATCAAAGAAATCATTATAGCGAATACAACGGCTACAGCTGCAACTATTACTTTGCATGTTGTACCAAGTGGGGGAACAGTAGGATTAGGAACACAAACCATTCCTACGGTTACAATAGGTGGAAATGACAGTAAGATTCTGACCGGACTAAATACTGCTATCCCACCAGGGGGAACGATTCAGGGATTGCAGGGAACAGCGAGTGCGGTAACTGTGACCATTAGTGGAACAGAGGTGCAATAATGTATATCGGAAATGCGAGTGCAGATAGAACAGGTGCTATTATTGTCCCTGCTGAGATTTATATTCCTCTATGGTATTACAGCTCTTCTTATGCAACTGGTAACTCTAGCACTTACAATCGGTTGAAAAAAGGTGCAACAGGAATAAATACAACAAATCTAAGTGATACAAATTTATTTACAAATAATTGGGCTAATGAAACTAAATTTGCACTTGAGATTAATATGCACATAGCTGATTCCGCTTTAACTGCTTGGGTAACTGTATGGGATATAACTGCGAATGCTCAGATAGTGGCCTCTGAAATGAGTACAAATAGCACAAACACAGTAAGAATGAGATCAGGCACATTCACTTTAACAAAAGGGAATGTCTATGGAGTTGCTATAAAGTGTACTGGCGGGACTGCTACAATTAGTGTTACTAATGCTAGTCTCGTTGTAATCCGGTAATAAGGAGGTGCTAAAAAGTGCCTAGTATATATTATGATGTGGCAAGGAACGGAGTAAGTAAAATTCCTAGTTCTGTTAATGAAATTTATATTCCGTTATGGATTCAGAACGCTGTTACTGCCTCCTCAATTAGCACGACTGATCCTTGTTTATTGCAAATTGGGACTACTGGAATGGTAGGTGCAACTACTGGAAATGCTGTTAAACTGCACACATTAAGTAATCAATGGAGTCCTGCACAGCAGTTTTCCTTTGAATGTGTTTTTCATACAGGAAACGCTGTAGGTTTAGTCTGTACAGTATCATTGTGGGATTTTACTGCTGGTGCAATAATTAGCCAATCGTCACTAGTTTTAAACAGTCCACAAAATACTTTGTTTGTGACAATGCGTTCTCCTAAATTTAATTTAGTTCCAGGTAGGGTCTATGGAGTGTCAGGAAGAACATCAAGCAGCAGCTATGCTCCATATATAACAAAAGCCAGTTTGATCGCACATTTAAAGTAAGGAGGTGCGTGTATGTATAATCTGAGTGACACCAGTCTAGTCAAAACTTTATATTCCGATATCCCTGAAATATTTATACCAATTTGGATGGCTGATGGATCGTTCTCTTCTGCCACAAATGTAGGGTCAGGTCATTCGTTCATAGCATGGGGTGGAAATGTAGATAACACTAGTTTGCCAGGACAAGATAATAAGTTGATTACAATTCCTTCTGATTATCCACCTGACATGCTTTATGCATTGCATAGCACTCTAAAAACTTCAGGTCCCACAGCACAATCAGGAAATATCGCATTGTGGGATTGTGTAACAAATACTGTTATTCCAGAATCACAACTCACATCAAATTCGTCAACGTATGTACTTTTAACATCGAGTAAATTTAAGTTAATACCGGGAAGGACATATGCTGTCACCATTTGGTCTGGTGTCTCATCATCGTATTCAGCAAGCATGCCATTCTGTGGTCTAATCGCATACGCTCAATAGGAGGGTAATTTTATGTATGTTTTTCATGATTCAGCAGGAAAGATATTAGGTGCAGTGTGGGCCGATTCTCCAAAAGTAGAATTGACTAAGATTCCTGATGGAACCACTGCTCTTTATTTAGATGATAGAGTGCATGGTGATGTTTTAAGTAACTTGGGAGAATACACAATCCAAAATGGTCAGCCAGTATTTACTCCTATTCCTGATGCTGTAAAACTAGCAGATGCACAAGCAGCAAAGATCGGAGAGCTTGACGCAAAGTGCAACGAAACTATTCTAGCAGGATTCACATCTTCTGCACTCGGATCAGCACACGATTACGATTTCGACTACGAAGCACAGCAGAATCTATCCGGGATGCTTTCGCTGTTTAATGCTGATGCAACGATTGCAGATGTTACCTGGAAAACGAAAGATGCTGGACCGCTAACACATACGAAGGAGCAATTCTTGCAACTGTACAAAGACGGATTTGCCCACAAAAACGGACATATTGCTCACTACTGGACGTTAAAAGCACAAGTGCAAGCAGCAACCACAGTGAGCGCAGTTCAAGAGATTGTATGGTAAAGCGATATATACGAAATGTCCTTGTCGCTATCGACCAGTTAGCAAATGCTTTAACTTTCGGAGACGAAGACGAGACTATTTCTAGCAAGCTTGGTAAGAGGATGTTAAAAGGAGATAAGTTTGCCACGTTCGTATGACGTTGTTTAGACGTGTTCCAGGTGGATCACTGTATAAAATCGATTGAGAAAGATCGCGGCGAACCACTATAAATTCAATCTTTTACAGAAGTCCATTCGTGGGCTTCTTTTTATTTTAACTCATAGGAGGAATGTAAAATGGCAGGAGGAAAGGGAACTTCTTATAAAAACAATTTCTTAACTTGGGCTTTAACTACAGCGGCAGCACCAACAAGACCGACTTCATGGACGGTAGCTCTTTATACAGACGCAACAGGACTCGCATCAGGTGGCGCAGGGCCAACGACAGAAGCAACGACAGGTAACTGCCCAGGATACGCAAGACAGAATGTATCATTCGGCTCGACAGCTGCAACAGGCGGTACCATTTCGAATAATGGCGCAGTTACTTTCACAGCAACAGGTGCATGGGCAACGGTTAACTATTACGCAATCCTAGACCAAGCAGGAACGATTATTGATTGGGCACCGTTATCTACTCCTAGAACATTGGCTGTAAGTGGCGATAAAATTGATTTCGCTGTCGGTGCTATTACGGTTACGGAATCGTAGGTGATGTCTTATGATCTATTCAGTTAGAGGTTCGATTAATACCGCTGACAGTACGGAGATAATCAACACCATTAATCAATATGAGCAATGGAAACCGCTTGTATCTAGTGTGGAGGAAGCGGTTTTTTTCTTTGAAGCATGGGTACTTACGATGATGGATCAAGAAGTCTTATTCAACGAGTTAAAATCATTCGTTGATACTCATACAGGCTCAATCGATTGGCATGAATGTTGCCATGACGAACCAAAAGAAATGCAACATCCTTGCGTTATCGCAGAAACTTATGAAGTGAGGTGATAAGAAATGGCTTATTACCTTCAAATGGATGGTGTTGATGATAGACTCCAAACACCGGCGTTTGCATATACCGAAGTTATTCTCGATATGGCGCCAGACCCCACAGGGAAAAACTATGCAAAATATATAGGCGGTAACACATATTTCCAACGCGCCGAAACCAATCAAGATAACTGGACATTCACAAACGTTTATAAAAATGGTGTAGCACAAACGCCTAATACGCTGGTTGTTGTAGCGAACGAAAGAGCGACATATAGAGCCGTTTCATCAACGCTCATCGCATCAGGAATAGTTTATATATTTAGTGTTGCCTCATCCGCTTATATGAAAGGAAATTTATATTCAGTTAAGTTTTACAACGGCGCAACGTTAGTGGCTCATTATGATATGACGTTAGGAAATGTTCAAGACCAAAGCGGAAACGGAAATCATGCCACACTAACTGGAGGAACATGGGTTAGTGATGCAACAGGAACCACTTACACTGGATCAGGAACGGCAGCAGGATTGAGTTCAGCATCCGATACGAACAAAATAACTGCAGAAGCATCTGGAACAGTGGCAGGGTTATCGAGTGCCAGCGGTAATCCTACTATGATTTATGCGGCAAACGGAACCGCTCAGGGACTGTCTGACGTTTCCACAATCGCTTCTGCCATTCTTAACGCAATGGGTACGGCTCAGGGTCAATCCAATGTCACAGCTAGTGAGGTTTTCGTATATAGCGCAAGCGGAACCACACAAGGAGTTTCTAACGCCACAGGAAACGAATTAGTTATTTACTTGGGTAGCGGAACATCAATCGGAAGTTCTTCAGTATCATCAAATGATTCGTTTACTGGTGTAAGTGGGACGACTTATAGCGGAAGCGGAACGGCTGTAGGTGGTTCTAATGTATCGGCAGTCGAACGAATGATTCTAGCGGCTGCAGGAACTGCTCAGGGAGCATCTGCAATAACTACACATGAATTGATTACGCTTATGGCTTCGGGTATTGCGAGTGGTTATTCAACGGTTACTTTCGTCGATAGTTCAATGCAAATTATTGGGCGGATTGAATTAAAAGGAGAACGTCAACTTTACGTTTACTTGCAAGGACACAGGGATTTAACAATCAATCTAAAAGGCTCAATTTAGAAAGGCGGTGTGAAGTGACTGCCAAGAATCAGAATTTCGAGGTGTATGCAGGGGATACTCAAATAATTGTTGTCCCTGTTAATTTTGATTTAGCCGGGGCATTGGCTATTAAGTGGGCTGTAAAAAAATCAGTTTCTAGTACGGAAAGACCTATTTATAAGGAGTTATCGTCTGGAATTACTGTAACCCAAACAGGGGAAACAGCTAGTGAATTTCAGATTACCTTGAATCCTTCAGACACTGCAACGCTAAAAGGTGATTACTATCATGAAGCAGAGGTCACGGATGCACAGAATAATGTGAGTACCGTAATGATAGGACGAATTTCGATCCAGTTAAGCGGAGTTTAAAACCCGAACAAACAGGTCTTTGTTAGAAGAATTTAAGGAGGTGTGGAGTGTATTATCTGAAAGCTGCAACGGCAGCAATAGGGGCATTTATCTCATGGCTGATAGGTGGGATTGGTTTGGCTGCTACAGTCCTATTAGGTTTAATGCTCGCTGACTACGCAACTGGTTTATTAGTGGCATACAAAAACAAGGACCTTAATAGCAAAGTAGGATTCATTGGTCTTTTCAAAAAGGTATATGTCTTATTACTCATCGGAGCTGTGAAGCTAATTGAAGTGGCTGTATTACATACAAACGGTGTTTTAGGTGATGGGGTCACTATTGCCTACTGCATAAATGAATTTATCAGTATTACTGAAAACGGTGGTAAGTTAGGGGCTCCCATGCCAGAAGCGGTTAAAAGGGTGATCAGAGTATTGAAGGAAAAACAAGATCAGGAGGATAAGAGCGCATGATTGATCTTTTGACACTCCTCAAGCGTAGTGAAAAGCGCATATTGACACTTCATCCAGCCCTCCAAGTGAGGGCTTTTGAATTGATTAAAAGAGCCTATAGAGCTGGAATCCCAATCTCCATTAGCCAAGCATTACGGACCATTGAAGAACAAGAAGCGCTCTATGCCCAAGGACGTACAGCGCCAGGGAACATTGTCACTTGGGTTAGGCGCTCCTATCATAATTTTGGCCTAGCTTTTGATTTTGTACTCTTAACCGAAGATGGATCAGATTGCATTTGGGATGATGATAACCCGGGATATATGCAAGTGGTTGAATTGGGTGAGATCTTAGGACTCGAAAGTGGGGCAAGGTGGCAACCGTCACAGCGAGATATACCACATTTTCAATTGACATTCGGTCTATCGATCAATGAATTATGTAATGGAGCGCATCCCCCACTTAATGTGGAAATACCCACCTACGAAGAACCCAAGGAGGAAATCAACATGAAATTAGATGGAACAGCAGTAGTTAAAGTAGAGGATAAAACGGTAGGAGGCATCCTTTTAGATGGGCATACATTCGTGCCGATCCGTGATGTGGCAGAGTTACTTGGATTTGAAGTAGGATGGGATGGTGCAACGAATACGGTTACTCTGATTAAGAAATAATACAATCACATATGTTTATCTCCTCAACCCTACTGTCTTAGGATGGTGGGGTTATTTTTATTTTGTTCGGAAGACATTTCTGGATATAATAATATAGTGCCTAAAAATAGAATATGCAGTTTTTTAAAGGGGAGTAAAAAATGCCGGAAGGATGGCAACAAAGACCAGCACTAATTGAAGTTTGGGATGATGATATAGATTATATAATGGCTATAGATGAGAATGGGACTACAGACCTAGAATTTTTCCATAAGCAGCAATTCTTTGACTTATTTAATGCCGCATATGGTTCTGAAACTAGGTATGATAATGATCGATGGTTCACAACCACTGGTGTTGTGATGGGACGTGATGATTTTCCTCGATTTAAGGACGATATTACTTCGGTAAAAATGGGACACTGGGACGATGGTAAGTACCAATATAAAGGAAGGTTAAAGCGTGTTGTATTCCATTCAAGGGAAATTAGAAAAAAAGAAGGGCCATTTGAAGCATCCCAAATAAATTACGGTTCTTTTATGACTGATCTAAGTAGTCTTATCGATCGAACTCCTTTTATAACGTTTTCTTCTTCAATAGATAAGGTGCGTCACGTAGCCCAATATAGCAGGAATGCTTACCATGTATATAATCTCTGTATGAATTTCATCGTCGAGCGTTATTGCAGATTTTTAAATATGAAAGGTAAAAACGGGATAATACTTTTGGAATCAAGAGGAAAGAAAGAGGATCACAAATTATTGGAGTATCTTGTTTCCTTAATTAATAATGGGAATAATTTTCACCAAGCGAGTCATTTCAGGAATATTAAAGGTGTATATTTCAACCCTAAATGGAGTAAAAGTCACGATGATCAATTATCGTTTCCAATTCTCGAATTAGCAGATCTAGTTTCGTTTCCGATATATAAACATGTGAGAACAGAAAAAAAGGATATGGCGTTTGAAGTAGTTGAGAAGAAACTACACGCATACCCTTATTACAATGGTTATGGATTAAAAAAATTCCCTTAAATAGATAAAGCCGCCAAAGGGGCGGCCGTCCGGGACACCCCGAACCCTATTTATAGTATACACATTAAAAATAAAAAAATACACCTAATTTCAAAAAAGGTGTATTTTTTATGCTTTCCCAGTATATTTCTAGTATTTCCCCTCCAAATACTCCCCAATCATCTCATCCACACCCAACTGCAAATACTTCCACTTATAATCTGCTTCTAGTTGGTACCCTCTACAATTGTATTTCAACTGCACACCATCTTCTGTACGCTTCTTATCGTAGATCCTGATTCCGGATGCTCGAAACGTCCGCTGGATCATGGATATATCCTGCCTCATCCGGTCAATAGCTCTCTGCAGCATCATCACATAAGGTCCGCTACGTTCAAAGGTTTCCTTCATCGTTACTATATCCTTTTCCAATCGTTTGATCAGGTAGGGAAGCATGGCGTATTTGCTTATCATCTTTAGTTCTTCGTCAGTTGGATAGTGGTTCATTACGATCCTCCAATAGTTATTAACAAGTTATCCCCACCGTCCGTTGTGGATAGTGGGGATTGTTTAATTAATTCGTATCTATTTTTCTAACTACAGGGTGTTCCCAATAACCTTCAGCAATCTTAGGTATATTATTCCACATGAAATTATCCCAATTGATTTTACTTCTAGTTTCTGGTCCAAATGTCATTTTCATGACCTGATCATTTGATGATTTACCATAAGCATCTTGAAGTGGGTAAACTACGCCAATATAAACAGTTTTGATTTCTTGATTGTCCTTCAATTCTTTCAAAACTGTCGCTGCATTCATCCACATACCTTTTTTAATCAAATTTTCGGTAAAATTATCTTGAGCAAATACTTTTATATTAAGGAACCCGTTATCTTTATTGAAATTTAGTTCAACAATGCTATCGCCTTTATCGAATGAATTTGTAGCACCGAATGCTTTATGGACTGCTTTTGTAGCAATCGCCTCGGGTGTAGCTGCCTGTTTTGCTTCTTCCTCTGCCTTGGCTTTTGCTTCTTGATCGGCTTTCGCTTTAGCTTCTGCATCTGCTTTAGCCTTAGCCTCTTCCTCTGCTTTTTTCTTAGCATCATCGGCAGCTTTTGTGTCGGTAGGAGCTGGAGCTGATACGGTGGAGGCTGGAACGGTTACCGGTTTTGTTTCTTGTTTAGGTGAGAGTATAGAAACGATTGCAGCTAATGCCCAAATGGACCCTATTACCTTTCCTGCAGTTCCTAACACCTTCCATCGTAAAGGCAGCATAATGAATGGAACTAATAACCAACCTATTCCCCTTAATATTCTCATCTCTAAAATCCCCTCCATTGAGTTTTCAGGTCAATTATATGCCCAAATAGTCCTATTTACTAGAATAAATTTCCATTACACACTCCAAAAGTCATCGAAATCTACATTTCTTCCTGATAGCTCCCTTAAAGCCTTAATAATTCTCTTCGCATTATCTAACCTTGGCGATTGAGTATCTACTGTACACAATTTACTTATTGTACTTTTGCTCACCCCACTTTTCTTTGAAAGCTCATCTTGAGTGATCTTCTTCATATCTAAGAACCTTCCTAGTTTTGAGCGTGGTTTCCCTAGTCCGAACATTACTTTGTACCTCCATACCATTTTTACTACAAGTAATGTCCAATTATTCTTTTTTCTAAACCATTTAGAAAAGTGGAAACATGTACAGGCAGTAGCCCATATATTGATTCCATAACAAGTTCCCGATTCGATTCCTTTCAAATTTCCTATAGTGAAATCAAGTGGGAATCGGTACTTTCTTACAAAATAAAAGAATTTTATCTTGTCTAATTCGTTCTCTAATCGTGGGACTATACTACGTATATCAAAGATTGAGGGTGGTGTGATGATTTTAGAGATTGTAACCAGTTTGGCTATGGGTGGCCTTGTTGCGAAATTAAAATTTTCTGGTGGAAGTGATGCCCAAAAGATAGAAAAAATATGCACGAATTGCGGATTAACCAAAGAAAAAAAATCTATTCAAATTTATCGTAGGTCAAATATTGAAGGTGGTACAGAATACGCCTTTAGAATACCTTATGGACTTTCATTCTCAGACTTTGTAAACAAACTGGACCAAATACAAGATGGACTAAATGCTAAGAAAACCGTGATGGATATTCGATGGGAAGATATTAAAAACATCAATCTTCGAGAGAACATACCCAAACAAGTTAAGACAATCATCGATAAAAAGATGCAGCTCAAAAAAGAAGTAGAGCTTGCGTTTGATGGGATGCTGAAAGTTAGAGTCTACAACCAACCTTTAACTGATGATTTTCCTTATGATGAATCCTTACTTGCCAAATGCAAAGGATGGAAAATCCCTATAGGAACCACACGCCAAGACTTAATCCTTCATGACTTCGATAAAATCCCCCACATGATCGTAGCAGGAACCACTACTTATGGTAAAACCGTATTCCTCAAAAACCTCATTACAACATTCATTCACACGCAGCCTAAACACGTTAAATTTACATTGATTGACTTGAAGGGTGGGTTGGCATTCAACCGTTTTAAAAATTGCTCACAAGTGCTTACGGTGGCTAAGGATGAAAAAGAAACGCTAGAGGCACTAAAGAAAGTTAAAAAGGAGTTATACGAAAAACTGGAATACATGTACAACAAAGGTTTTGAAAACATCAAAGAATCCGGAACCAAAGAGCGACATTTCATTATTGTTGATGAAGCTGCTATCATTTCGCCTAACATCGAGAAGATACCTGAGCTAAAACAAACTAAATCAGAATGTGAGCTTATCCTTTCTGAGATAGCTCGAATTGGTGGAAGTATTGGTTACCGTTTAATCTACGCAACTCAAGCTCCCTATCGAGAAGTTTTGAACCCACAGATCAAACAAAATTGTGATGCTAAAGTTTGTTTTATGCTTCAAACCGAATCAGCCAGCCGTGTGGTACTGGATGAGTCAGGGGCTGAAAAGCTTCCACTCATAAAAGGAAGGGCTATATATCAAACAGATAAGAGAGTGATCGTACAGACACCATTTATCAAAAATGATTTTATCGAGAAAGTGATCACACCGCATATTGTTTTGAAACCACGAAAGGATGACCAGCAACATGAAAATGGAAAAAGAGATACGAACCGAGCAGATTCTATTGTCTTTGAAGAAGCTTGATTATTTATCCCGTTCACAAATTCAACGGCTGCACAATTTAGGGGGAAAACGAAATGCAAACAAAGTTTTACAAGAACTGTCTCCATTCCTTCATCACTTCAGAGAAGGAGAAAATGTTTACTATCTTAGCCGAGAAGGTAGGGAGTATACAGGGACGACAAAGATTAGAAAGAAAACTCCCTTGGTTAAACACTTCCTTATGCGTAATGATGCTTATATCTTTTTCCAACGTCCTGCCACCTGGCAAACTGAGATAAAAGTAAAAAACAACGCAGATGGAACTTATGTAATTCCTGATGCTATATTTCAGCGACAAGGTAAACATCATTTCCTAGAAATTGACCACATTCAGAAAATGATTGTAAATAGGTCCAAGGTTGAGAAGTACAGAAAGATGATAGAAAAAATTAAGTTTTGCCTAGTGTGGATCACCTCTACTGAATACAGGAAGAAGCAATTAAGTGAATTGTGTAAAGGCTTAGAAGTACAAATTTACACCATGGAGGAAATGAAATGACCATTAAAGAGTTTATGAACCGTCCAGAACTAAGCCCAAAGGAAGAAAAAGCATTTGACGAAATGAAAGCTATGCTAGAATGGACTTTCGTTCTTGGTATGGCTGCAGTGTATGGTCCACAACTTATGAATATCATCAGGGGAGTTGCTTAACATGGCGAAAGTTCACACAGTAGGAAGTATCAAACAGTTTCTAAATCCACCTAAGAAAGAATTGAGCGTAGAAGAATTACTAAAATCCATGAAAGACAGCAAAATGAACGCTGCCCTTGGTGGAGGAATCGTGATTTCCTTAACCAATGGAGTAGTGAAAGTATTTGCAGAGCCTAATGCGGTTCCTGTTGCCGTATCTGATTCCATCAAAAATCAAATCATGCACGCCTTTGATCCACTCATTAACCTGGTGCAAGTGTTAAGCTATCCTATTGGATTCATTATGATAAGTGCCGGTTGTCTGTTCATTATGTGCGGTAACAAAGAAAAAGGCATGACGATGATCCAAACTGCTGCTATTGGTTATATCCTGGTTCAATTGGCCCCATTGTTTATGAAAATTTTGGTGGGTGTAGGAAGTGCAGTATGATCGTTAAAATAGGCACAGTAACAGCCGGTTATGGGGTGATCTCTCCTGTTCACCCCACCCCTCATACGGGTATCGATTTTTGGGCTCCACGTTTCACTCAACTCTACGCCCCTTATGATGGCTATATAAGTTCTATACGTGACTATGGGGGTAAATCCTTGGGCAAAGCTATATTCGTTACCAAATCCGATGGAACCCAATACTGTTTAGGTCATTTATCCAGATTTGCAGATATAAAAGTAGGTCAGGTGGTAGAAAAAGGTCAAACTCTACTTGGATATGTCGGTTCTTCAGGCAGATCAACCGGCCCACATCTTCATTACGCTGAATTTATTGCTAATGGTATGCCCACAGATCCTGGAGGTATTACCTTTGCAGCCTTCCAACATCACCCCGTAGCCGATTGGATACACAATTTCACCGTGAATGCAATTAATGAAATGGTTACTGATATAACCATAAATGTGCTGGCGAATCCTCAATTCTTGACAATCCTTATCTTGGCTTTCTCAATCTATTACATGGTGTCCTCTTTGAAGTGGGCTAAGTGGTTAATCTTATTTTCACTCATATACTTAATTATCGCTATCATATAAAGGAGGTGTTTTCATGAGGGAAGTATTAATTGGTCTTGGTGCAGCTGGACTATTGATACTGGGAGTAAACCTAATTGAATGGTTCTTTTATAAGTTTGTTTATTAAAGTGTAATATCTATGAATCTCTGAAAAAAATCTATCAAGACAGGCAAGAATCTAGTCATTCGTGCATAGAATAATAGTGTAAGAGACAACAGCATAGGAGAGTGACAGCATGAACATGAGCAAAGAAATGATGGCAAAAGTAATCTCTGATGCGTATGAATCCACGTTGCTGGACCTAATGGCCGATGCAATCCAACGGGTTCAATTCTCTACAGATCACCGAGAGTACGTGGAGAAGCAATCCGAGATCATTGCAGCTTGCATTGCTGAATTGAAACGTAGAAAAGGATATGTTAATTAGGCCCCCGCAAGGTGGGCTTTTTTATTGTTTACCAAAGGAGTATGATTATACAAAAAGAAGCCCAGACCATGTGGTCACTGAGCTTCTATAATAGATTCTTTTGTTGTCATTCGGCACCCCAATGGACAACGAAGTAACCTATTGATCATGTTTAAGTTCAACCCCAATAATCTCAACTGGGGCATTCTTTCCTGGACCTTTAGAGATGTAACCATGGGGTATATCCACAATGATTTTTTCAAACAGTGCGGACAAAAAGCTTTTCTTTTCATAATCGCTTGCCGTTTCCCAAAGCTCAGGGATGTTCTCCATTGCGGTTAGAAAGTCATCACGGTTAAACGTGGGCTGCTTAGGGGCGAGTGTTTCTAACTGATTCTTAAGACCAATTTCTTTCTTGTTATCTTCAGCCACCATTTCCGAATACTCTTCTTGGCTTATCGTACCGTTTCCTAAAGCAAGTAACCAATTCTTTTTTCTTTTCTTGATGGCAACCAATTCTTTTTCAATCTCCTCAATTAAATCGGAATTATCTTCAAGCATATCCATAGTGTGATCTTCACTTTGAAGAAGGGTGAAGAATTGCTCAGGATCATCACTGGTGATGTTGGAAAGGAAATTCTTGATTAAGGTATCCTCGTTAAATATAGGTAAGTTACAGGTACGCTTATTTTTCTTCGTAACGCAAATGTATTGTTTTACATCTCGGTTTTTTCGATACCAACCGGATATGGCCCCGCCGCATCGCCCACATCGTAGAATTCCACTAAAATGGAAGACTGAAGTAGATGCCTTACCATCGATCCTTCTTACCTTTCGAAGTTCCTGGGCCCTGTTAAACGTGTCAGGATCGATTATGGCAGGATGGGTGTTCTCCTGAATGATCTCATCCCTCTTAGAGTTTTTGTTCCATCGGGTCATACCACAATAAACTGGGTTATCCAACATTCTAGAAACGTTACGAAGGTCTTTTGCTCCTGAACCTAAATGACCCATAAACAGGACAATTTCTCTAAGCCCAGATCCATTCAAGTACATCCGATAAACTTCCTTGACCACCTTTGCTTCTTGAGGATTGATAACCAACTTACCATCTACAACATCATACCCAAAAGGAGCCTTACCGCCGTTACGTTCCCCAGTGAGGGCTTTTTTAGTCATTCCCTCTACTACCCTCTCAGCAATGGTTTCACGTTCCCATTGAGCCATGGCAGCTACGATAGTAATGAATAACCGGCCTATAGCTGTGGTGGTGTCAAATATTTCACTAACAGATCTTATGGCAATGGAGTGTTCGTCAAAAAGCTGGAGGAGTTCGTGAAGATCGGTTACTGATCTAACTAGACGATCCAGTTTATAAAATACCACTACATCAAATTTATTTTTTCTAGCATCCTTGATTAATTTTTGCATAGCTGGACGGTCTAGGTTTTTTGCGCTAAATCCTTCATCTATATAAAAATCAGCAATTTCCCATCCTTGGGATTCGATAAACTTAGTAATTCGATCTTGCTGTGCTCCTATACTGTACCCTTCCCGGGCCTGTTCTTCGGTGGAAACTCGAATGTATACAGCAACTCGCATGTTGATCACCTCATAAACATTAAACACGAATCATTAAATAAATGCCAATGTACAACATTGGAAGAATGGTTAACACTATAAATATGGTGTTTACATTTGTTTAGTACTTGTTCACACGTTCCAACAAAATGTTGTGGAAATATATTGCCAAGTCATGCTCAAAGTATTAAAGTGGTTTTATCACGAATAAAGGTGATGATGTAGGTGGTCACTTTCCGCAGTGGAAAATGCCTCCTACGCCTACGATTGAAAGAAGCAGGAATGACCCAAATGCAACTGGCAGAGAAAATCAAGATGCCTATTGCTCAAATAAATGATTATTACCACCATCGAAAGAAACCAAGTTTAGACACGGCCAAGAATATAAGCCATGCCATTGGTTGTAGCATAGAAGAACTATTTGAATGGGTAGAGGTTAGGCGTAGGAGAGAGCAGGAATAGTCCTGTTCTACGCAAAACTACTCTGTGCGGAGTAGTTCAGACCTCCTATAGAATTAATTGGAAATTTTAGTACTAATGCACTATAATTTGGATACACGGTAAAATATACGAACATTAGTTCTTGTTTTTGTTCGCATATTTATATAAAATAAGTGTACTGAGAGCACGGGAGATGGGGAACATGATCAACGGTAAAGATTTTGCATCTGAATTTTTAGGCAAAGAATTTTTCGATTTATATGAACGTTTAAGAGAGGAATACAATTTGGTGGATATTTTGGACATGGAAGGAAATGTTCGATATATCTCTAATTCCTTCCAAGATACGTTAGGGTACGATCCAAACGAGCTAACCGGCAAAAATGCCATTCACACTCTGGTTAATCCTGTTGACTTAGACTATGTTTATAATGGGTTTAGTCTCTTGGTGAAGGGAATCTATCCAGTAGAGGTCAAATATGCATTAAAGAAAAAGGATGGTTCTTACGTCGGTGCGCGATCCGTAGGCCTACCGATTACTCAAGACGGAAAAACTGTCGGGTATATTGTGTTATCAAAGTTAAGAAGCATGGCAGCCGTTGAAGGGTTTCGAACGAAAGGAAGAGTATTACTTGATAAAGCGATATAAAATAAAAAAAGTAGCCGACAAATGATAATCGACTACTTTTTTTCATCCCTTAATTTCATGATGGAGTCCATAAAGGAAAGCAAAGATAATTTCTCGCGTTCGTCCAATATCTTACCGTCCCAATCTATATCGTGTTCCTGAGCGATCTGTTTTAATGGAACTGCTTTTTTCATATTATCTAACGCTTGCTGTTCTTCTTCAGTAAATCCTCTTGAACTATCTGTATTTCCGATTAACCATTCAACTGAAACTTCATAAAGTTCAGCGAGTGTTTTTAATGTCTTGAGGTCCGGCTCAGCAACATTATTCTCATAACCACTCAAAGTCTTATTGTTTATCCCTGTCTTTTCTTTAACCTGAGTTTGTTTTAATCCTTTTCTTTGCCGTGCTATTTTTAGCCTTTCCGATGTAAGCGACATTTAAACCACCTCACTTTCCTGTTACATATTGTAACATTTTCTTAACTACAAAGAATGTATTCTTAAATAATTAGAAAAAACTGTTGACTTCTTAGAAATTAAGAATTAATATAAGGACAAGAAGTTCTTACCAACTAAGAAAAAATATAGAGCGAAAGGAAGTGAACAATCAAGTGACAATCACCGATCATCTAAGAAACTACATTGAAGAAAATGGGCTGAGATTAAATTTTGTTGCTGAAAAATCTGGTATTCAAGAAAAAAAGTTCTATCGTTTGATCAGTGGAAAACAACAAATGACGATAAAAGAATTTGAACAGATTTGCAGTAGCCTCTCAGTTGATCCATCATATTTTTTTAAACACAAGTTCTTAGTTACTAAGAATAAACCAAAACAGTAGTTTATCTTAGCATTACAGAATAACACTTTGGCGTTATGAGATAAACCTACAAATATTGTATGGACAGGCAAAATTAACTGCTCACACTCATATGGATTAATAAGCATAGACAACATAGTGAAAGGGGAATGGTCACATGAAAATTATAGTGCCAGCAGATAAGTTGGCCGCAGCTGTGAATCAATATTTAATCCCCGGTTGGATAAGAAAACATAGTCAAGTTGTATCAAACAAACCTGCCGAAAACAACGTAACACAAGTAGCTAATAACTAACCCCATAAGGGGATTTCTTTTCAGCCAAATTTTGTCGAACGATTATAGGTATAAAAATTAAAAAAGTGAATAGGTGGTGAAACAACTTGATCAGCTGGAACAAAAAGCAATCGAAAGCTTTGAAGAACAATCTCCAAAATGAGATGGGTATTCTTAACGCCTGGTGTATGAAGAACGGTTTTGATTTCAAGAAGGTGGCGGAAGATTACCAGAGAAGATTAATGTCTTTTGAAAAAGAAGCCTAAAGGGAGGATCAGACCATGGATGTTAAATCGGAATTATTGGAATGTGCAGGATTTGCAGGATTGTTTATAGCCTTAATCGTTGTACTTAGTGCCGTTACATACATGAGCTGGTAATTACCTACCTGGCTTGAAAGGTGGTGATACATACGAAGACGGTAGGAAATGGAGCACAAAAGTAAAAAGACCCCGCGCCAACGGGATCCTGTAACAAAACTATTTCACTCTTATTGTAACCGAAAACAGAGAAAACCAACAGAGGAGGTTGTCAGATTGAATATCAACATTAAGATCGATGCTCCTGAGTTAGCTGGAGCGATTTATGCCCTAGCAAATGCATTATCGGGCACTAAACTTCAACCATTAGTAAACATGGAAGTAGCCGTTGCTGCGGATCCTCAGCCAGAAGTAGAAAAGCCAAAGAGTGAACGCAAGCAGTCTGAAAAAGTGGGACAAGCCTCTGAGCCACCTGAGCCTGTGAAGGAAGAAGTACCAGAAGCAGAGCAAGCACCAGAAACACCGGAAACCGAGCCTCAAGTTATACCTTCCGTTGTGGAGCTTAGAGCGGCAGCCCAGGAGAAAGGAAAGACCCAAGAGGGCAAAGCCAAGATCAAGGCTCTACTAAATAAATTTGAAAGTAAATCCATTTCAGATGTACCTGAGGAATACCGTGCTTCATTCCTTGCTTTACTGGAGGCACTGTAAATGGCAAGAGACTTGGATGTGGATTTGATGGTTTGCCAATATGCGAATAATGAGGATTTCATTGCCCGTGCTCGTACTGGATGGCCTGAGACAATTAGAGAATTGAAAAAAGCAGAAAGTGAAATTGATCGACTCCATAACGAGTTAAACATCCTCCAAGAACAACTGAATAGGCGGGGACAGAGATGAAAAATAAGTTTGAAGTAAGGGGTGACATAACAGCTATCTTTTTAAACAGTCCTAAGTACGGCCCCATGGAGACGATTATAGAAACCGCAGATCTGGAAAAAGCTGATTCATTTCCAAACACTTGGTATGCAAGTTGGAACCCTCCAACACACTCTTTTTACGTTTACTCAAAACTACCAGCTGTAAACGGAAAACGCAAAACTGTACAACTTCATAGATGGCTAATGGATCATTCAGAAGGTCTTGAAGTGGACCACATCAATTTTGACACTTTGGATAATAGGAGAAGCAATTTAAGACTAGCAACATCTTCAGAAAACTGCCAAAACAAAAGAGCAGATCGGCGTAATAACAAGTCAGGTTTTCGTGGCGTTTCTTGGTGCAATACAACTAATAAATGGGCTGCTCAAATCATGATCAGAAGAAAAACCATCTCTCTTGGGTATTTTGATGACAAAAATGAAGCAGGAAGAATTGCAGCAAAAGCTAGAGCCGAATTGATGCCCTTCTCAAAGGAGGCACTATGACCCAACATGCTGAACGTGCTCATGCTCTCCTTGGTGCATCGAAAGCGGCGCAATGGATCGCATGTCCTCCAAGTGCCAGATTGCAAGAAAACATACCGGATAAGCGAAGTGAGTACGCAGATGAAGGCACTGCAGCCCATGAGTTATCGGAGGTTAAATTAAGACAACGCCTGATACCCAATAATGCAAAAGAACGTAAGCGATTGTCTGGACTGCTCGAAAATGTGAAGGCAAGTAAATTCTATGGACCTGAAATGGAAAATGCCACTGAAGACTATGTGGATGTAGTTACCGAGCGGTTTATGGAGGCACAATCCAGATCCTCTGATGCGGTGTTACTGCTTGAGGAACGATTAGATTTTTCAGAGTGGGTGCCTGATGGATTTGGAACAGGTGACGTTGTAACGATTTCAGATGGAGTGCTTGAAATTATCGATCTGAAATTCGGAAAGGGAGTACCCGTTAGTGCTATAGGGAATTCACAAATGAGGCTTTACGCCCTCGGTGCCTGGTGGGGATATAACTTTCTCTACTCCATAGATGAAGTGAAAATGACAATTGTTCAACCTCGGCTAGATAGTGTTAGTACTGATTCCATGCCAATAGATGAATTACTGGAATGGGCTGAGACTGTCGTTAAACCGGCTGCCACTTTAGCAGATGCAGGTGAAGGTGACTTCAAATCAGGAGAGCACTGTAGATTCTGCAAAGTGAAAGGCAATTGCCGAGCCAGATCGGAGGAGAACATGAAAATGCTGGCTTATGAGTTTAAAGATCCTGCTCTACTATCCATTGATGAGGTTAGTTCCATCCTTTATATAGCGGACCAGCTTAAATCATGGGTTAAAGATGTTGAGGATTACGCCTTTGAACAGGCTAAGGCTGGAGTAAAAATTCCTCAGTGGAAACTTGTTGCTGGAAGGAGTAATCGATCCTTAACGGATAAAGAGGCTGCTATGAATGCTTTAAAGTCTGCTGACATTGACACAGATAAGTTCCTTAAACCACAAGAGTTATTAGGTTTAGGTGAATTGGAGAAGAGAATCGGGAAGAAGGAGCTTAGTGCCTTGTTGGGGCATTTGATAGCAAAGCCACCCGGAAAACCAACATTAGTACCAGAGACGGATAAACGCGCTGAACTTAATAGTATTGAAGACGAATTTGCCAATATCGATATGGAGGGTTAATAAAATGACAACTGAAAACACAACCAAAGTAATCACTGGAAAGGTAAGACTTTCTTATACTCACGTTTTTGAGCCACAGAAGAACGATCAAGGGCAGGACAAATATAGCACGGCCATTCTTATTCCAAAGACAGACAAAGAAACTCTTCGTAAAATCCAAGCCGCGGTTAATGCTGCTGTTGAACAAGGAAAGAGCAAGTGGAACGGTAAAATCCCTCCAAATTTAAAGAAGCCATTACGTGATGGCGATGAGGAAAGACCGGATGATGAGAATTATGCAGGTCATTACTTCTTAAATGCTTCAAGCAATAACAAACCTGGTATCGCCAAACCGGTTGGTAAGGGTGCAGATGGTAGAACTAAATTCCAAGAAATCACTGATAGTACAGAAGTTTATAGCGGGTGCTTTGCAAAAGTAAGTCTGAATTTCTATGCATTTGAAGCAAAAGGCAACCGTGGTATTGCTGCAGGTTTGAACAATATTGTTAAGATCCAAGATGGCGAACCGTTGGCCGGACGTGCAAGTGTTAAGGACGAGTTTGCAAATGAGGATTTTGATGATATTTACGATGATAGTGAGGGAGACGATTTCTTGAGCTAAGAATTTACAACTAGGGGATTCAATAGAGTCCCCTTGTCTTTAGCAAAATTTGGGTATCGGAGGGTAACATGAGCGAAATAAAAACGTATAAACTCAGCCCGGAAGAGCTTGCCGAAGTTATCGAAAGGACAGGAGAGCCTACGGCACCATTAAATACCTATAAGTCAAAATGGTATACCTCAGATCCAGTGACGAAAAAGAGATGCAAGCTGTGTGATGGCCCTCATTACGGATTGGGCTTATGCCAATATCACTATCTCAAGGCTCGCAGGAAAGGTGGTACTAAATGAAAACTTGCATTCATTGTGAAAGAACGGATATTTCCGCTCGCGGCATGTGTCAGATGCACTATAAAAGAGTGATGAAGAATGGCTCCCCTGACAGGCCAGAGAAAAAGGAATATGGTCCTTGCCACTGCGGGAAGCCCCATTACTCGAATGGGCTCTGTAAGACCCACTACTTCAGACAATATGCAGCAGCCCAATACCATGAGTTTAAAAAAGCGAAGCGCTGTGTGAATTGCGGGACCAAGCACGACAGTGATAAGACAAGGTGTGAAGTATGCCTAAGAATCCAAGCTGTGAGGAGGCGCGAGAGATATGCAAATAGTAAGCTATCAATTTAGTTTGTACGAGATTACTAGATTAGTATACGAAACAAAGCAGATCCAAAGAGCCGTGGCTGAGTGGAGGGAACGAGTGTGAAAATATGTGGCACAGGCTGCGTTAAGTTATGTGTGAGTTGCCAGTACTTCCAAACGGTTGACCGGCATTGCGAGTTACGCGAAACCACAAAAGAACTTTTAGATACATGCGAAAATTTCTACTGTAGAAGGGCGGATGAAGAGTAATGAATTATGATCTGTCCAGTTTACCTAAAAGAGATTGGGGTAAGACGCTTGAATTAGATTTTAACGAGTTGAAAATATATTCAGTGAAACCACAAGCGCACATTATCGGGGTCACTAAGCCGGTTGGGATGCTTGAAGGATACTCAATGGATGCAATACTCGTTAAGGCATTCGAGAAGAATTATGTAACTCCTTCAAAGCCTGGTGTGGTTGATAAGTATGGATTCGAGCAGCAACACGGGGAACCTTTAGAGTTAGTGGGGTTTGTGTACGAGTGTATTTATGACCGATCCATCGAAGCTGAAATCAACCGTTACCGTGTAGGTCATTCCAAAAATTATGAATCGGGTCGATATGTGGATTATACACAGAAAGGTCTTACTGTGATTCTTCCGGATGATGTGGTGACGGCAGAGGACAAAAAGCGTTTTATATACAGTGAAGTATTACATGACCTTCAAAATTACCGTGATGCTATCAAACGTGGAGCCAAGAAACAATCTGCGCGTAGACGTTTGGGAGAATATAGGGCCGTTGAATCTGTTCATAGCATTAATCTTCGTACATTATGGCACATGGCTAGACAGCGGAGTGCAGAATTATCCCCCAATGGTAAAGAAGCCGAACCGCAAATAGGGGATGTAGTCACTCAGATGGTAAAAGCCATTGAGCCATATTTGCCGAGATTTTATAACACGCTTTTAGAGCAAATTGCCAAAGGATATAGATAGATGAATTGCCGTTATAGATGCTTCAAAGGCATTCGATACGTAAGTAATGTCCCAGTATTATGTCACTGCCCACAAGAGGAGGAACGAGAGTTGGAAGTTAACAGTTTTGCAGTTTATCAGAGATTAGCACAAAGAACAGCCAATGCCAAAATGGATCCATTAATGAGATTAGCTGTGGCAGGTTTAGGGATTGCAGGAGAAGCCGGGGAAGTGGCAGACATGATCAAGAAACATGTAGGTCATGGGCATCCATTGGATAAAGAGAAGCTTTCCAAGGAACTTGGTGACGCACTTTGGTATGTTCAGGAGATTAGTGAAGTGCTTGATATTCCTCTTGAAGATATTGCCGCAGGAAACATTCTTAAGCTTATGAAGCGATACCCAGAAGGATTTTCTGAAGAACGATCAATTAATAGGGTGGAATAGATATGGACCAACAAAAGAAGCGTCTAAAAGAATTTCAAGATGGTTATAGATTGGGTACCAAAAATACGTATGGAAAAGCTGTACAAAGTATTCAATCGATTAAGGGAATTGGGCCAAAAAGGAAAGCCGAGTTTATCGAAAAGTTCAACTCCCTAATGGGGGTTAGTGAGTAACAATAAAACTTGACATCAAGAGATGACCTAAAAAGCCAAATCTTGAGGAGTGAAATGATTTGTCTAGAAAGATTGTCGATCCAATTGAATATGAGACGAAAGTGTCTCCTGAGAATAAGCGGCTTGTTGAAGATTTTATTACTCAAAAGATTGCGGAAAATAGAGCACCGAAAACCATTAACCAGTACAAACAGGACATGAGGATTATTCTTACTTACGTTTATCGATATTTTCAGAATAAGAGTTTACTAGAGTTGTCCAAGAAAGACATCATTCGGTTCCTGGTTATGCAAAAAGAGCGCGGACTGTCAGCCAATCGCATGAGAAGGTTGAAAAGCACTCTAAGCTCTGCGCTTGGAACGTTTGAGGATGACGATGATCTGGATTATACCCGGAATATAGCATCAAAAGTAAAGCCCATTAAAGGGGAGCCAGTAAGGGAAATCACTTTCCTCTCTGACGGTCAAGTGCAGTGGTTAAAAGAACGTTTGCTGGCTGAAAGAAATATTCTATTGGCGGTTTACCTCATGCTCACTTATATCAGTGGTAAGCGCCGGGGAGAAATCCACCAAGTGATGAAAGAAGGCCTCACCGATCGATTCCATACCAATACCGTGATTGGAAAAGGACAGCGCCCATACAAGATTTACTACGACAAAGAGGTGCAAGATCTAATCAAAATTTATTTGAAAGATCGCGGAGAGGATGACATTCCTGAGTTGTTTGTGAAGGTATATAAAAACGGGAAGAAGCGGCCAGTCCATCCTTCTACTTTTAATGAGTGGTGTACCTATATGGAAAAGTTGCTGAGTGAGCATGAGGGTAGACAGATCCACATCAATCCTCACTGTTTCCGCCATAGTCGGATCACCAACCTCACAAAAAGCGGGGTGCCACTGGAAAAGGTCAGCAGTTATGTGAACCATAAAAGTCTGGATATAACAAAAAGTTACCTTCCAGACTCTGGGGAGGAAGATGCTGCCGATATTCTAGGAATCAATATTGATGGTAAAGTGGCGGTTAAAGAAGAGCCACCAAAGCCAATTGAGCCGAAACCGGTAGCTGCTCCAGTCCCCGTAATGGTGGACCGGACTGATAGGAAGTCTATCCGAATGATGAAAAAACCAAAGAAATATGAGCAAATGGCGCTATTTTAAATATTGGAGGGATAACGATGCTAGTAATCAGCTGCAGTGTTTGTTATCATCCCAGATTTATTGCTGAAGAGTTTGAAGAGATGTACTTGCTTGCTCAGGATGACATCATTTGCTCCAATTGCAATCAGTGGTCTAAGGTTCCAGATGATTTGAAAAACGAGATTAGGATTGCTAGACAAATTCAGGATGGAAGGTGAGCGGATGCAGGGGCTACAAAAGAAATGGCTAGAAGAAAGAGGCATCACTATTGATAAGTACAAAGATCCTTATCAGGCTGATTATGCTGACAAGCTATTCGATCCATCAGTAGAAGCTATTTTTGGAATTGGGAAAGCGGGAACTGGTAAAACAACCTTGGCAGCACTGGTTGGCATATATCTTGTAGAGAAGCAAGAGTATAGCAAACTGATCTATTTACGTTCACCCCATACCGTAGGAAAAGAATTAGGGTTTTTAGAAGGTGGACTAACAACTAAGCAAGCCCCATACATGAAACCATTTTATGAGTGCTTAGATCTTGCAAGGATAAACGGCGATGCTTGGATTAAGTTCAATAAACTTGTTTTAACAACTCCTACCTATGAGCGCGGTGTTAACTTTGATGGGGCCTATGTGATTTGTGATGAATTTCAGTCCTGGGAATTGATCGAAGCTCAGACCATTCTTACACGAAAGAAAGATAACTGCAAAATTATAATGACTGGCTCACTCAATCAGAATGACAACCCTAGAAACCAAATCAGCGGTAAAACACCATTTGAATGGTACATGGATCATTTCAGACCTGATTTCCCCAAAGTGCAAATTTGCCCATTAATTAAAGGGTATCGAGGCTGGTTTGCAGACAAGGCTGATACGATAAGCGAAACTATAAATTCAATATAGAGGTGGTAAAGGTGAAGTTTGTTGTTCGATTCTTTAATGTATCAACAAAGCAAACAGAACGCCACATCTTAGAAAAGCAGAAAACAGTAGGACAAGCCTTAAGACTTGCAGTTGCACTAACCGCAGGTAAAGATACTCAGGATTTAGTGATTGTCCAGGAGGATGAAGAGTGATCCAGTACGCCAAAATCATATATCGGGTCATAGGGGAAAAACATCCTTATCACTTACCTAAGCCTCGAATCAGGTTAATGAAAATAGATAAGCTCTATGATTTCCAAAGGAAGTTATTAAGGGACGGTAACCAAATCATTTCTGTAACCAGGCTCACTAAAGAAATGTTTGAGGAAGAGAAGAAACGTCTGGAAGCAAAGATGAAAAAAGCTCAATAGATGGGGTGACAACATGGAGTTTTTCAGAGGATGTTTATGGAGCATGATGTTTAGCTTTATTGTTTGGGTGATCATCGGATTTTGTTTAGTAAAGGTGGCTGTATAAATGAAAGATTATCGAGACATCGGGTTAGAAACATACGGCAATAAATGTGAGATCTGCGGTCACGGACTGGTAGAGGTTCACCATATTGGGTACCAGGAACATCAGCACTATGAGGATATGCTGCGAGAGGCTAAGGGAGATGTTCTTACGTCTCTCTTGGCAGATGCAAAGTCTAAAGGGTTCCTAAAATGGGACGGCCATAACCTCGAAAAAGACAATCGGTCCACAAATTTAAGCGTATTGTGCAGCAATTGCCATACTCTCGTACACACTCTGGACGCTGGAATGAACTTGTTAAAGGCCATACCTAAGAGGAGGTAGCTATGTCGTACTACGGAGTAAAGGGACACGATTTTAATCCCAAAGGGAAAGAAACACCTAAAAACATGCCATTCTCTTATCGCATAGATTCAAAGCAAACAATAGGATTCACCAAGGGTGCCGTTGTTCTGATGAATGGCGGTAAGTTTGAAATTAAAAGCATAAACCGGGTTGAACACAACCCGGACTTCACATTAATAGTCGGTAAATGCATACCGATTAAGGATTAGATTTCAAATTTGATCGGATTTAAGGAGGGGAAACATGGGATTAAAATTCTTGGATTTATTCGCAGGGATTGGCGGTTTCCGTTTGGGGATGGAAGCAGCAGGCCATGAGTGCGTTGGATATGTCGAGTGGGATAAATACGCTAGAAAAAGCTATGAAGCTATTCATAATACGGAGGGAGAGTGGACGGCACATGACATTACAAAAGTCAGTACAGACGAACTCAGAGAACTTAGGGGAAGAGTTGACGTTATCTGCGGAGGATTTCCTTGTCAAGCTTTTTCAATTGCAGGGAAACGCGGTGGATTTCAAGACACTAGAGGAACAATGTTTTTCGAGATTGCAAGATTCGCCCAAGAAATCCAACCACGTACTCTATTGCTTGAAAACGTCAAAGGGTTATTATCTCATGACGAAGGAAGAACGTTTGAAACCATCCTCAGAACGCTGGATGAGATGGGGTATGATGCGGAATGGTGTGTGCTTAACTCTAAAGATTTTGGAGTCCCACAAAATCGAGAGCGTGTGTTCATTATCGGACATCTTAGAGGATCAAGTAGATCAGAAATTTTTCCTATCGGAGGACAAAACGAGAACGCTCTTAAATGCGTTGGATTGTTAGATATGAAAGGCAATGAGTGTATCCGTAGAGTCTACTCTACGGACGGTATAGCACCCACTCTAACGACAATGGAAGGCGGTAACAGAGAACCAAAGGTAATGGTTGTAGGGAATACCAATCCATCTGGAAACGGAATGAACGGAAATGTATTTGATGCAAATGGATTAGCTCCAACATTAACAACGAATAAAGGAGAAGGGAACAAAATTCTTATCGAGTATGACCGCAAAAACGGAATAGGAAAAGAACTAGAAAATGCTCACACGCTTAATTCGAGTGATTGGCGAGGGTTAAACCGAAATCAAAAACAGAATGCTGTTATCATCCAAAAACCTAGAGGTAATAACTCAGGTGGTGTTCACGAAATAGCTCCAACCGTTACATCAAGGAGCTATGAGTGCAATAATCATTTAGTTGATGGATTGGCCGTGAGAAAGCTTACACCCCGTGAGTGCTGGCGTTTACAATCGTTTCCGGATTTGGCCTTCGATAAAGCAGCAGAAGTAAATTCAGATACGCAGCTTTATAAACAAGCTGGAAATAGTGTGACGGTTAATGTGATAAAGGCTATAGCTGAAAGATTATAGATTCGCCATTTTATCAAATAAGGAGAATGAATATGAAAAAAATTAATCTTAGTGTGAATTTAGAGGACAACGAAGTTTTTGAGAAAACCATTAAAGAAGCTGTTGCTTCACATGCCAAACAATTAGCAAGAGAAGAATTGGAAAAAGAACTTGTTGCAGAAATAGAAAGAATCGCCACAGCAAGGCTGAACGAAATAAAACAGTCCAGTTACTACAGTATAGTTGTAAGTAGAGTGACTGATGCAGTTGTCCAAAAACTAACCAAGGATATACACTTTGACAACGAAAAAGTAAACGCAATGATTGAGGAAAAAGTCGGTGCTTATCTCGATTCTAGGATACAGAGCAGAAACGGACTAGATGGGTTCATTCAAAATTACATTGATAAGTCGATTGCTAATGCACTATTGCAAAAGGTAAAAGATTAAGCGGAACCAAATCAACATTTTCTCGTAATTAGTGGAGGGAAAACAACATGGAAGCATGGCAAATTTACATGTGTTGGGCGTTGCTTTCTGTTATGATTCTTGCCCCTATATTAATTCATTTAGTATTAAAATCAGATAAATAGTAGGGGTGAGGTGTCAAAATGAAAGTTAATTGTCAATCATGCGGAATTGAATTTACTACTGTAGCTGGTCGAGAAGTTTGTTCATACTGTTCGGGGATAAAACGAGATTTGAAACAATTGAGGGTTTATTTTAAAAACTATTACCCAATGGAAGAAACGATAATGATGATAGGTCTTAGAATATGTGATGAAGTTGAAAAACTTCAAGAAGAATTAAGGTTGCTGGAAATCGGTGAATCTTATGACAAGAAAGAACATGAGCGAGAGGTTGAGGGATTCAAATTTGCAATATCCGAACTAGCTAAAAAACATTCAAAAGCAAGAATGACATTAAATGATATAGCAAGTGGTGATTATGGAGTTTTTGAATGTGAACGAATGGCACAAAAGACGTTGAAAGAAATTCGATAGATTCCAGAATTTTTACAAGGTGGTGAAGAAATGGATTGGCAATTTATTATCACAGTATTTTGCGCTATGGTCGCTTTCGGTTGTATGGTAGGACTTCAATTGCAAATGAACCGTATTGAGAGATTGGAGATTAGAGCTAAATCTCATGATGTTGAAATAGAACGTTTAAAAGACCGCCTACATTACTTCGAGTTAGGAATAGCGTACAAGGAGGGCAGCCAATGACCGAGCAGGAGAAACGAAACTTATTACGTTTAGATATTACGTCTGTAGAATATGACCAAATGTTTACTGGAGCATTGGTTAAGGAAATTGTTTTGCCGATTTTAAACGCACTGGATGAACGGGATCGGGAAGTAGAGAGGTATAAAGAGTCTAATGCTGTGCTCGTAATATCAAACAATTCTAGAGAAGAAGAAAACCAACGCTTGCGTAAGGCACTTGAGTTTTATTCAGATGAGAAAAATCATAAATGGAAATTTGATTGTTTTGACGACATTATCGAATCAAGTGTGATGATAGATTGTGGTGATATAGCACGTCAAGCCCTAGCAAGGGAGGGAAAGGGATGAAAAAAGTATGCTGTTTTGCTGGCAGTATTGTTGGTGAAGGATCTCCTGTTTATTGGAATCCATATAACAAAGTTGTCCAATGTCATGCTTGTGGGCACATCTACACTCCAGCAAGTAAGTGGAAATACTTTTTAAATCGTTTCTTTAAATGGTGGTAACGTTCGATAAATTTAAGATTTTATAAGGAGTTGATTGAGTGGCTAGTCTGACAATCAAAAACGAGACTGTTTACGTTATATACCGTAAGGGTCAACCTTATTCTGAATCTGGAAGGAAATTAGTGTACACAACAAAAGGATCGGCAAACGGAGTTATTACTTACGATGCAGAACAAGAAGCTCGTAGACGATATGACGAACTAAGAAAGAAAAGTGGATATAAAATGTTGGATTGGTATTACGATACCGAGGAAAAGAAACAGTTGATTGATGAGGTCAGAAGTCAGTTTGAAGTGGTCGAATATGTTCCGAGGAGGGACAAGAATGAGAGAGTTTAAGTTTCGGGCGTGGGATAATGTCGCAGATGAAATGCTATACGCTGGTGAAGATACTGAGGTGATTTTTACGCTTGGAAGCGAAGGAATCCAATGTACTGACATTAGAAACGTAATGCCTAGCGGTGAAGGTGTTGGATTTCCTGAGCATTACATTTACATGCAATACACCGGATTAAAGGATAAAAACGGAAATGATGTATATGAATCGGACATATGCGAAATAGGAAATCAAAAGTATGTTGTTGTTTATGAAAGAGGAGCATTTTGGTTTGTTCGTGCAAAGCATCGTGATATGCATTCTTTACTTTATGGCAGTGTTGGTTCATCTAAAGTGATCGGAAACGTATACGAAAATCCTGAGCTTATAACTAAAGAATAACTTAAAACACTTTAGTTAGTTAAATTCACGATAAAATTAAAAGGTGGGATGAATCTTGAAAACATGCACTCAATGCGGAGAGAAGAAACCAGCCACTACAGAATATTTCTACAGCACCAAAATGAATAAGGAAGGACTGAAGGCTTGTTGTAAGGAATGTGAAAAAGCCAGAGCTAGAGCATATAAGGCAGAACACAAAGAACACTACCATGAATTGTACAAGAAGTATTATAAGCAAGATCGGGAGCGGTATTTGGAAAACTCTAGACGGTGGAAAGCGGAGAATCCAGATAAACATAAGGAACATGTCGTAAACTTTAGAAATTCTGAATCGGGTAAGCAGAAGTTGAAGCAGTATCGTGATAGGTATAGACAGAACAAAGACGTTGAAATCACTACAGAACAATGGCGGATGTGTTTAACATACTTTAATCATTCATGTGCTTATTGCGGCATTACAGAAGAAGAATCCAAAGCTAAGTATGATGAATCTTTGCATAGAGAGCATTTGATAAATGATGGACGTAACGATATTAAAAACCTGGTTCCATCTTGTAAAAGTTGCAACTCTGAAAAGAATACAAGATCATTTAACGATTGGTACAACGAAGATAATCAGAAATATGACCGTAATAGATATTTAAGGATTTACTATTGGATAAGATTCTTTTCTAAAGCGATAGTTTAGTTTTCTATAGATGTTTAGTTTGATACAGATAATTAATCAAAGTTAGTCAAAGTCAGAAGGGGGAAAAATGGACGTTTCAGCCATTAAGGTGGGGTATAAAAAGCGAAAGCTAGAAATCTGCGAAAAGGAGATATACAAGCTAGAGTCTGCGCTCACTAGTGTTGAAGTTAACCTTCGACAACAGAAGGAAAAAAGACTTCAATTGCTGGATGAGTTAGAAAAGCTGGAAACGGAAGGCTGCTTGAAGAAGGGATTATAAAATGCGTACTTTAATGATCGATATTGAAACATTCAGCAGTGTTGATTTACCGAAATCGGGTGTTTATCGATATGTGGAATCTCCTGATTTCGAAATTCTTCTTTTTGCCTATGCTTATGATGATGACTCTGTGCAAGTGATAGACCTTACTGCATTTGAGGACTTACCGGAGCAAGTAAAACAAGATCTGACTGACCCCAATGTTCTCAAAACGGCTTATAATGCTGCCTTTGAAAGAACATGTATATCTAAGCATTTTGGGATTCAATGTGATCCGCTCCAGTGGAGATGTACGGCGGTATGGGGGTTAGCTTTAGGCTATCCCGGCTATCTAGAAGGGATTGCAGAAGTCCTTAAGCTTGAAGCACAGAAAGACTCCAGAGGTAAGAACCTTATCAAATACTTCTCAGTTCCTTGTAAGCCTACACAGGTGAACGGAATGCGTACCAGAAACTACCCTCACCACGATCCTGAGAAGTGGCAGGAATACATCGAGTACAACCGGCAGGATGTTGTGGTGGAGCGCGAAGTGCGTAGGCAATTAGAACGTTTCCCTGTTCCTGATCATGAATGGCAGCTGTGGGCTCTGGATCAACGGATTAATGATACCGGTGTACGGCTTGACCCATTACTTTTTAAACAAGCGATAGCTTGCGATGAACAGTATGGATTGCGATTAGTTCAGGAGGCTATGGAGCTTACCGGGTTAGATAACCCAAACAGTGTTGCTCAATTAAAAGAGTGGTTGGCTGATCGTGGGTTAGATGCTTCAGATGGGCTAAGCAAAGAGTTCATGCCTCAGTTATTGGATGAAGCACCGGATGAAGAAACAAGAAGAGTACTAGAGTTAAGGCAGGAAATGAGTAAAACCAGTGTAGACAAATTTAATGCCATGGAACGGTCTATATGCTCTGATGAACGGGCCAGGGGATTACTTCAGTTTTGTGGGGCAAATCGGACATGGCGATGGGCCGGTAGATTGATTCAAGTGCAGAACTTACCGCAAAACAAGATCGATGACTTGGAGCTGGCAAGGGACACACTCAAAAGCGGAGATTTTGAATTACTCGAGTTAATGTTTGGGGCTCCTCCATTTGTCTTATCACAATTGATTAGAACTGCGTTCATCCCTTCAGAAGGATGCAGATTTATTGTCTCAGACTTTAGCGCCATTGAAGCAAGGGTCATTGCTTGGTTAGCAGATGAGCATTGGGTATTAGACGTTTTTAGAGGGCACGGAAAGATCTATGAAGCAACAGCGGCCCAGATGTTTAAAGTCCCATTTGAAACGATCAGAAAAGGACATGAAAATTATCAGCTAAGGGCTAAAGGGAAAGTGGCTACTCTCGCATGTGGTTATCAGGGTGGACCTAATGCATTAATCGCTATGGGAGCGCTAAGAAGTGGGATACCTGAAGAAGAATTACCCGCACTGGTTAAGCAGTGGAGAAATGCTAATCCAAACATAAGAAATCTATGGTATGCAGTAGAAGAATCGGCAGTAACGGCAGTGAGGGAAAAGACAACGGTCAAAGTGGCTCATGGAGTCCAGTACCGATATGCTCCAGGATACCTATTTGCTGACCTTCCTAGTGGTCGAAGTCTAGCGTATGTGAATCCTCGCATTAAACCGGATAAGAATTTCAATAAAGATGGTCTTGTCTTTGATGGAATGGACCAAGTAAAGAAAAAGTGGATGTCTCACCGGACTTATGGTGGTCGATTGGTGGAGAACTTGGTACAAGCCATTGCAAGGGATTGTTTAGCTGAAAGCCTAATGAGGCTTGATAGGGAAGGATATAAAACCATTATGCATGTACATGATGAGGTGGTACTAGATGTTCCGCTAGGAATGGGATCCCTTGAACATGTAACAGCCATAATGGGGCAACCGATCGATTGGGCTCCTAATTTACCACTATCAGCAGCAGGATTTGAATGTGATTTCTATCAGAAAGATTAGAGAGGAGTTAGTTATGCAAGATATATCATCTTATGCTGCTTTTATTAAAAAGAAACTGGCCACAATGCCGCCCGCGGGGTTCATGGTTGATCGTGAAGCACTCCATGAAAGTCTATTTGATTTTCAAAAGGATATTGTCAGATGGGCTTTAAGGAGAGGGAGATCGGCGATATTCGCAGGAACAGGGTTAGGTAAGACACGGATGCAGATTGAATGGGCTATGAATGTGCATCGAGAAACGGGCGGAGATGTGTTAATGCTGGCACCGCTGGCGGTTGCTGCTCAGACAGTCCGGGAAGGTGAAGCGCTCGGATACCAAATCACATATTGCCGTAGTCAGGAAGATGTGAAGCCAGGTCTTAATATCACCAACTACGAGATGCTGAAGCATTTTGAACCTGTATTCTTTCAAGGCGTGGTGTTAGACGAAAGCAGTATCCTCAAATCTTTCACGGGGAAAGTAAGGACAGAACTGATAGAATCTTTTGCTTTTACTCCATACCGGTTAGCATGTACTGCGACACCAGCACCGAACGATTATATGGAGCTTGGAAACCATGCTGAATTTTTAGGAGTTATGAGTAGATCAGAGATGCTGTCGATGTACTTCGTACACGATGGGGGAGAAACACAAAAGTGGAGATTAAAAGGACATGCCGAGGATGTATTTTGGCGCTGGGTTGCCTCTTGGGGCGTGGTCTTAGAGAAGCCGTCAGACTTAGGGTATTCCGATGAAAAATATAACCTGCCTCCTCTAACCATTACGGACCGTGTGATTAAGGTTGAAGGAGAAGAGGCTAAAACCTTATCGCAGAGACAAAAAGCAAGACGTGAAACCATTGAAGAGAGAGTAGCGGCGTGTGCTGAAATCGTGAACGCCACGGATCAACCATTCTTAGTTTGGTGCGATTTAAACACAGAATCCGAAATGCTAACTGCTGCCATCCCTGATGCGGTTGAGGTTAAAGGGTCGGACAAGCCCTCTCACAAAGAACAAGCAATGCTAGATTTCGCCGCTGGAAAGATCCGAGTGTTGATTACTAAACCCAAAATAGCAGGATTCGGGATGAACTGGCAGCATTGTGCAGATATGGCTTTTGTAGGGTTATCCGATAGTTTTGAACAAGTCTTCCAGGCTGTTCGGAGATGTTATCGATTTGGGCAACAAAGGCCAGTCAATGTAACCATGATCACTTCTAGTAGAGAAGGGGCCACGGCTGAGAACATTAAACGGAAAGAAGCGGATTTTAGAAAGATGGTATCTGAAATGGTCCAATATACCAAAGAAATTACATCAGAATCCATCCGATCCACTGAACGGACTGTCACTGAATATGTAGCAGAAAACCCAATGATTATACCAACATGGTTAAGGAGTGAGCAAATTGCAAGCTAAAACAATTGATCAAGTAGTAGAGAATGATTTCGCCATCTATAACGGGGATTGTGTGGAAGTTACGCAGGGAATGCCAGATAACAGTGTTCATTATTCCATCTTCTCTCCTCCATTCGCTTCGCTGTATACCTATAGCAATAGTGATCGAGACATGGGAAACAGCCGAACACATGAGGAGTTTTTTGATCATTTTAAGTTTCTAGTGAAAGAACTTTACCGAATTACGATTCCTGGAAGACTTGTTTCATTTCATTGCATGAACTTACCGACAAGCAAAGCCCATCATGGATACATTGGCATCCGGGACTTCCGAGGGGAACTCATTCGAGCTTTTGAGGATGAAGGATGGATTTATCACTCTGAGGTATGCATTTGGAAAGATCCTGTCATTGCCCAGCAACGTACAAAGGCACTTGGGTTACTTCATAAGCAGATTGTGAAAGACAGCGCTATGAGCCGCCAAGGGATCCCTGACTACCTGGTCACGATGCGTAAGCCTGGTGTAAATGAAGAACCGATCAGTGGAGAATTTGAGGAGTTTGTTGGTGAAGGTTTGGATGTTAGTCGAGTAGCATATGAAAAACAAGCAGCTGAACACCGGGCAAAAGGAAAAGAGCCATGGCCATTTGAAATGTGGAGATCCGTTTACGTTTGGCAAAAATACGCTTCTCCAGTATGGATGGACATCAATCCAAGCAATACGCTTCAATACCGATCGGCTAGAGATGAGAAGGACGAAAAGCATATTTGCCCATTGCAATTAGATGTAATTGCTCGAGGAGTTGAGTTGTGGAGTAATCCCGGGGATGTGGTTTTCAGTCCGTTTACTGGTATTGGTTCTGAAGGGTATCAGGCAATTAAGATGGGCAGACGCTTTGTGGGAGTGGAGCTAAAGGAAAGTTACTATAAGACCGCTGTGAAGAATTTACGCATGGCTGTAGAAGAGGCATTTGACGATTTACTTGCATAGGGGGAGCTAAGTATGAAGCATGATCCGGTTGAAAGGCCATCACATTACACGGTTGGGGGAATTGAAGCAATTGATTATCTCCGTGCCAAGATGACTCCTGAAGAATTTGCTGGTTTCTGTAAGGGAAATGCACTCAAATACCTCAGCCGTGCTCCTTACAAGCATGGAGACAGTTTGGAGGACTTAAAGAAAGCCCAATGGTACCTCAATAGATTGATTGCAGAGCAAGAAGGTGAAGGGGCTTGATCGATCTAGATATTAGCTTCGGTAAACATCGGACAGACACCAATTGGAAACCAGAGTACTTAACATGGGATGAATTTGTGGACAAGCTCCGAAAAGTGCGACGAACCAATGAAACCATGTCCCAATATGACAAAATGCACGTAACTGGACGCGGTAAAGTCAAGGACGGGGCTGCCTTTGTAGGCGGTCTGGTCCGTGGCGGCCGCCGTAAAAAGGAAAACATTGATACACGCAGTTTAATCACTTTGGATGCTGATTTTGCAGATGAGGACTTCATGTTTGCGGTTGAAATGGTCTTCGGTGGATCCGCTTATGCTATCTACTCAACCCATAGCCATCGTTCCCACAGACCAAAATACCGATTAATTGCTCCCTTTGACCGTGCCATTAGTCCGGATGAATATACGGCTGTCAGTCGGAAAATTGCGGATCAAATTGGGATGCATTATTTCGATAAGACCACTTTTGATGTGCAGCGACTTATGTATTTACCCAGCTGCAGTAAAGATGCTGATCCGGTTCTAGAAGTATTCGAGGGTGAGCCTATCCACCCGGATAGGGTACTGGCTGAATATGAGGATTGGCGCGATGTCATGGAGTGGCCACGTCACCCAGAGGAAAAAGCGGGCCCAAGAGTTTCAGGGAAAAAGGCTCAAGATCCTAGAGAAAAGCAGGGAACCATCGGATTATTTTGCCGGGCATTTAACATTGAAGAAGGTATTGATTTGTTCTTATCTGATAAATACGTGCCAGGGTCAATGCCTAATCGCTATACCTACACAGAAGGTACTTCGGCAAATGGATTAGAGATCTATGAAGATCAAAATTTGGCTTTCTCCCATCAAGACTCCGATCCTGTTGCGGATGGTCATACTCATAATCTATTTGACCTTGTTCGTATTCACAAATTCGGACATTTAGATGATCGGGTGAAAGAATTTACGCCTGATGTGAAGCGTCCTAGCCATTTGGCTATGGAGCATTTTGCAGCCAGCTTACCTGAAATTAAAAGGCTTGTTATGGCTGAGAGGCAGGCAGAATTTCAGGAGATGGCAGAAGGCCTAGATGACGAAGAAGATCAGGACGAAGATTGGCAGGAGAAGTTAGAAATTCATAAAAAGACAGGATTGCCTTTACCTACTGCCGGGAATATGGAGTTGATCTTAACTAATGGCCCATGGAGAGGGGTGCTGGCTTATGACCAATTTGGAAATACAGAAGTTATTCGTAAGCCGCTGCCTTGGAGAGGGCTAGAAAGAGTTAATAGAGCTTATGAGCCCTGGCTTGGGGCTGATGATAAAAGACTGCAGCACTGGTTTTCTAAGATCTATAGCATGAATACAGCAAAAACCATTCAAAACGCATTTACCGAAGTGGTCCATCGTAACTCCTTCCATCCTATTAAGGACTATATTGTTAGGCAGACATGGGATAGGGTAGAACGGGCTGAGCGTATTTTTATTGATTATTTGGGTGCTCCTGATACGCATTATGTAAGACAGGTGACAAAGAAAATGCTTCTTGCTGCAGTAAAACGACTTTACATTCCTGGGTGTAAGTTTGACCAGATGATGGTTTTAGTCGGTCCACAGGGAGCAGGTAAAAGTAGTTTACTCGCCAAATTAGGGCGGGAGTGGTTTAGCGATTCGCTACGAACATTTGAGAATAAAGAGGCTGGGGAGCACCTCCAGTCCGGGTGGATATTTGAGATTGGTGAATTATCGGCCATGAAGAAAACTGAAGTAGAGGAAGTTAAGGCGTTCTTGTCTAAGACAGAAGACCGTTATCGGGTAGCTTATGACCGCCAAGTGTCTGAGTTCCCACGTAAATGTATATTTTTTGGAACCACAAACACACGGGAATTTCTAAGAGATACTACCGGGAATCGTCGCTTTTGGCCTGTAGAGGTTGACCCATACAACGCACGGTTTAGCCATTGGACCCATTTAACTGAGGAATTGGTGGGGCAAATATGGGCAGAAGTTTTGACGTGGTTTAAGGCGGGGGAATCTTTGGTACTGGATGACGAAGCAAGGACAGAGGCTGAGCGGCAGCAAATATCTCATCTTGAATCCGATACAAGAGAAGGGCTCATACAGGAGTGGTTGGATTCACCTATGGAAGATGAGATGGGTAGACCCACGGATGATCTACGTACCAGAGTATGTGCTGCCCAAATATGGACCGAGTGTTTAGGGCATAAGCGGGGTTCTATGCGTAGTTGGGAGGCAAAGGAGATTATGGATGTTATGCGTAGCATACCAGGATGGGAAGAACGAAATAGGAAAGCAAGGGTACCAGGTTATGGTGTTCAAAAGGTTTTTGAGCGCTTATGGTGATGTTTCCGTGACCCGTTGCCGGGGTGTTGCCGTGTTGCCGTGAAGTGTTGCCGGTGTTGCCGTGATGTTGCCGTGAAAATAGGGGGTCGGCAACAGTCCAAAACCAGTCATACCAAGGCTTCAAGGCTATATGTTGCCAGTGTTGCCGTGAATATATAAAAGTATATAAATATGTATTTAACCTATATAAAAGTAGGTTAAACGTAAAAATATAGAGTACGCGCGTGTAAGGTAAACATCAGCAACACTATTTGGGGGTTAAAAATGAGGGAATCGACTTTGGAACGTGCCTTGGTCCGAGAGGTGGAAAAGATCGGTGGTTTGGCCTTAAAGTGGACAAGCCCTGGACAGAGAGGGGTGCCTGATCGAATCGTGATTCTGCCACAAGGCCAAACCGTTTATGTTGAAATGAAAGCACCTGGTAAGGCATTAGACCCATTGCAAATCAGGTGGGCAAAAATATTACGAAGCATGGGGCATCAAGTTTTTAAAATAGATTCGCAAGAAGAGATTCATAGATTCATAGCGGAGGTGATGACAGAATGAAATTCACCCCACATAAATATCAAGAGTATGCCACTCAGCGGATTTTGGACACCAACTATATCGCACTGCTGCTTGAGATGGGTTTGGGTAAAACTGTTTCTACCCTAACAGCCATTGACCTTCTCTTACATGATTACTTTGATGCTGAAAAGGTATTAGTGATTGCACCGTTGCGAGTGGCTGAGGATACATGGGCGCGGGAAGTTGAAAAGTGGGATCACTTAAAACATTTGAGAATATCCAAAATATTAGGCGGTGTGTCCCAAAGACGAAAAGCCCTTGATACCGATGCTGATATTTACGTGATCAATCGGGAGAATGTGGAATGGTTGGTTAGTGAGCTTGGAACCAAATGGGATTTTGACACCGTAGTGATTGATGAGTTGTCCAGTTTCAAGAATCCGAAGTCGAAACGGTTCAGGGCTCTAAGGCGAGTAAGGCCGATGATGAAACGAGTGATTGGATTGACAGGGACGCCAGCACCGAATAGCCTGATGGATTTGTGGCCTCAAATTTATTTGTTGGACCAAGGACAGCGATTAGAGAAAACAATTACAGGATTTCGAGATCGATATTTTTATCCGGGTGAACGCAGCGGTCATGTTGTTTATAAATGGCGTGAGAAAAAAGAATCTGAGGAACGAATTTATGATGCCATATCTGATATAGCCGTTTCCATGAAAGCAGAAGATTGGCTTGAACTGCCTGAGAGAATTGACCGGACAGTACCTGTGAAAATGTCAGATAAGGCAAAGGACTTATATAAAAAGCTAGAAAAGGATTTACTTCTTCCTTACCATGATGCTGATGTAGTAGCAAGCACGGCAGCCGTATTAAGCAACAAGCTTTTGCAAATGGCAAGTGGGTCGGTGTATGACGAAGATCGAGGCGTGAAATTAATTCATGATGCCAAGCTAGATGCTTTGGAAGACATCATTGAGGCGGCACAAGGAAAGCCAGTCATGGTGTTTTACAATTTCAAACATAGTCTTTCACGGATCCAAGAGCGGTTCCCACAAGCACAGATTTTGCGAAAAGGGAAAGACGGAAACCAGGATATTGCCGATTGGAACAGTGATAAAATACCACTTTTGCTTTTGCATCCGAAATCAGCGGGACACGGACTGAACCTACAAGAATCCAGTTGTCAGACGGTGGTATGGTTTGATCAGATTTGGAGCTTGGAAGAAGATCAACAGGCTAATGCGAGGGTTCACAGACAAGGACAAACAAGGCGTATTGTGGTTATGAGGTTAGTAGCAGAAGGAACGATTGATGAGGACGCTGTTGAGGCGTTAGAACGGAAAGCAACGGGTCAGGATGCATTGATGGAGGCTGTAAAAGCCAGATTAAAGGAGGTTGTGAATCATGGATAAAAAGAAAGCTTTAGCAGTTGTTGAACACCACTTAAGAAGCTATAAAACGTATCAGATTGGAATTAAGAATTTACAAAAGTCATTGAATGACATCCTTCCATCCATCACCACGAATTATACGTTACGAGAAGGGACAAACGGCTCTTTTGATATCACCAGCAATGTGGAAACGGCTGTTTTAGATAGGCTCGAGGGAAGCAAGGCCATTTACCTTAGGGAGCAGATCCGGGAGCTTGAAACCATTATCCAGTCCATTGATGAAGCTGTGGCAGCATTGGGAGAAAAAGAGAGGGAGTTTATCACTTACCGATATTTTGAGGGATTCGATGTAGATAAGACATCTAGTATGATGGGGTATTCAACCGATGGGCTTTATCGCTTCAGAAATCGCATTTTGGACAAATTATTTATCTCATTACGGAACATAGTGCAAGTTTCAGTACAGTTTTTGTAAAGTTTTTTGATGATTATATGTGTTAAACTTGTATTGGGTTAAAAATTAAACATTCTCCTTGACGTATAAAGGCCATCTTCGGATGGTCTATTTTATTTGGTGGGGTGATCGTTCGTGGATAAGAAAATAGATCTTACCTGGGAGCGATCATCTCAGGTAGAAAAGATAATGCGAGGCAACAAACCGGTAAGAGTTTCTGAAAAGCCCAAACAATCGTATTGGGAAGATTGTGTGAAAGAACACTTTGCTAAACAGAAAAGAGACTGGGAAAAGAGGAATAATCATGACGATTGATATTAATGTATTATTAGCAATCGGGATTATGGCGAGTCTGTTCCTGCACTATAAGCAAAGTAAAAAGAATCAAGAAGAAAAGAAAATAGAGTACCACACTTATAACTATTATCAAGCTGAGATATATGAGGACGAGGAAAGTAGATTCTAGGGAGGAAATGAATTATGCAATTAGGTGATAAAGTAAAACACAAGAATGTTTATATCCAAGGTGAAGTGATTGAACTGAGCGATACAGTGGCTCATGTTAAATGTGATGGTGGAACATATTACGATGAGATTGATAATTGGGAACTTACCCAGCAGCAAGAACAAGTGGTACCAGTTGATCAGGTTGATGCAGCAGTGCAAGATACTACTGATACGAAGAGTAAGTAATGGCTAGGGAGTTTGCAAAATCATTCTATGCTTCGGCAGCATGGAAGCAGTGTAGGAGAGCATTCATTGCTTCTACACAAGATGGGCTGTGCAATAGATGTTTATTAAATCCCGGAAAGATTGTGCATCACAAAACCCTTTTAACACCCAAGAACATTAATGACCCATCTATCTCTTTGAACCATGAGCGCCTAGAGTATCTATGCCAGGACTGTCATAACAAGGAGCACATGGGACGAGATCCGATAGCGGACGGGCTCATGTTCGATGATAACGGGGACTTGGTCCAGTCGATTGTAGAATAATGTCGAAAGATGTCTACATATGTCGAAATACCCACCCCCGGTCTTGAAAGTTTTACCGTACTAAAGGACAC